CTCAATATTGTGGACCGCCTCCTGAATGTCTATCAGGCTGCGCCCTCGAAACCCGCACACAATTCGCTCTCTGTCATCTCGGTCAACATACATTTTTCGCTCCTTTCCGTTTTGTGTCGAGTTCCACGAGCTTCGCGTAGAAGGCCACTGGCTTTTCATCCCAGGCATATTCCGGGCGACAGCACTGGAAGTGCGCATCGACCAGTCGTCCGGGGCAGTATTCACACGCACAACCATCAACAGCAGGACCCTCCTGGAGGTCGTAGGCACAGAAGAAACAGCTGTCTTCGCCAATCTCGACCCCGTGGTCTTTCACCCATTGAGCCTTGAGCCGCGCCACCACAACCGCTGGGTGGGCTGTTTTGCCTTGCCTCTCGTACCGCTGATACTGTTCGGAGACCCACTTCCATTGCTCCAGGCACAGCCGCCAAACCTCGTCAAGCGTCCATATCTTCATCTTCTCGCTCATTTTTCGCTCCTTTCCGCCGAAAATGCTCGCGCAAAATATCGCTCGCTTCGTCGGCCAGGCGCACCGCCTCGGCCTCGACCGCCGCCCATTCCGTTGAGGCGACCGCCGCTATCAACGTCACCTTGCGACGCTCATCAACCGTCACCGTCTTGAGCGCCTTGGCCCTGTGCCTGTACATAGAACCCATAACACTCGCTCGATTCCAGCCGCCCGGTCCCGCCAGATAACTGCTCCGGCGTCCGCGTGTCGCAAAACCAACCAGACCACTCGACCGACTCGACCATACACGACGGGCAACCCTCGTGCCCGCAATACAGGCAACGAGGCCGGCAGGCCACGTGCATCCGTGACGCAGCACAACCGACCTCGTCGCACTCCACGCTCCGCTCGCCTGCCTCAATCGGCTCGCGGCATACACTACATATCACCACAACCTGCTGCTCCATCGCCTTGCCTGCCCTTACGTTGCCTATGCAATGCAATCCTTGGCTCTACTCCACTTTGCCGGAGCTATACTGAGCTCTGCAACGCTGTGGCACTGCCCCGCCCCGCGTCGCGCCGCCTTGCGCTGCCCGTGCCACGCAACACCCTGCTTTGCACCGCTCCACTTTGCCTGGCCGTTGCGGTTGCAGTGCAACGAAGCGCCGCTGCAACACATTGCCAACCGACGCATCGCCCAGGCTTTACGTTGCCGTGCGCAACTACGCCATTCCATAGCCTATGCTCTCGCTTTTCTCCGCCGAGCCTTCGGCTTGACCGCCTTCGGCGCCTTGGCCGCCGAGTCCCACCACTCGAACCGCCCGAACGAGGCGTTCCGCCATTGGCCCAGACCACGCACCGCACCATAATTCAGCCACTCGCGGACAAAATCCCACAAGTCGGGCCGAAACACCTCTATCTCGACCGCGATTCGCGTGCCAGCTGGAGCCTGCTCAGACCGACTCAACGCAACCCGCTCGCCCTGCCGCGTCTCGCAACGTATCGGACGCTCGCACCACTCGATTACGCCCTTGGCCGGCAGCTCCAACAAAATCCGACGAGGATAAACAAACACCAGACTGTCTATCGTCCGCCGGTACAGATACCGCGTCAGCCGTGCCGCCTTGTAACGCGACGCCTGCTCCGTGTCCGCCGCGTCCAAGGCAGTCCGGCAAACCTCCTTGAAAAACCCCTTCACCTGATAGTCCCAGATGAACGGCTGCTTTTTCGCCGTCCGAGGAAAAATCGTGCTGGCCTTGCGCAACTCATCATCCAAATCGCCCGAAACGCTGTGCTCGAGCGCGGCTTCCTCATCTGCCGCCCTGCTCAAAATGAACTCCCTGGCAACGTTCGGGTCCCCGGCCAGCGTCGCAAGCAGCGGCTCGGTAAACTCGATTCCAACACTGTATCGCTCTGGCCGCCAGCCGGCCAACCTCTCCTTCGCTTTTGTCGCCATCGTGTCGCTCTCCTTTCTCGTCTCAATCAATAATACGGGGCGCCGACGCCTGTCGCATCGAGGATTGAAGGTAACAGCATCATCAAATATCACACGCCGGCGCCCCACGTCGCTACTGTAGCTGGTTAGTCGCGGCATCACCTCCTTTCGTTATCTGTCCCTGCTCGACGCGCAGCATAGGCGAACGCCGCCAACGCCTTGCGCCGACTGTTGCCTTGATACACTATCTTGCGAACAAGATTCGCCGGCAACCGCGCCGGCCCAGAACGCTCGATACAACGAACCTCCACGACATACTTTTCCCTTTTCGTCAGCGCGTCAACGTCCATCAGCCAGCCTCCGCTAACGCCGCATCGAATGACGCCGCCGGACCCTCGTAAAGGATTCGACTCGGCTCCAGCTGGCATACCCGTAACGCCACAGCCTGTGGACCGCAATCCTTGCCGCCAGGAATCACGTCGTATACATACTCGGCGCAAACCTCAGCCGCCGAAACCCCTGTCGGCATAAGATAAATCTCCTCCGGTAACCGAGAAGCAAACTCCTTCACAACGTGCGCGGCCAAAGAATCCGCACCATTGAAGACCGCTACGCCCTCCTTGGCGTAGCGGCGCATCGCGTCATCCGACGGCCAGCCGTTCACGAGCAGACAATCAGTCAAATACCGCGCTAACTCGACGCCGTGCCCGCTCGGATAACCGTCGTAATGACGGTACATCCTCGCTATCAGGCGCGAGTCGTAATCAAATAACCGGGTTACACATCGTGTCGCCATTGTCGTTCTCCTTTCTCTGCTGTTCTGCCTGTACTTGGTCTTCCGCCGACTCGCCAGCAACGTCGCCGCCGAGACGGTCACTGTCGCTCTGGTCGCTACACTCACGCCACGCAACGTCGTAGTCCACCACGCGCGGCATCACCATCGCAAAAAAACCCGCACCACCATCAAAAACAACCGGACCTGCGCCCGGGTCGGCCTGCACTTTGACCGTCCAACGCGACACAGTCTCGCTCGCGAATAAATCAGCCAGATACGCTGGCTCGACAAATATCCCCCGACGCGCTAACGCCATCGACGCAACAGCAGCATCGCCTATCTGCGCCATCGCCGCATAGCTCGTCGGAACAATCTCGTGCCAATTCGGGAAGATGTTCGCGTCCCCCTCGTGGCATAACTCCACCACGATATAATTCGTCGTCCGCCGCGCAATCCGGTAGAATCCCTCAGGAAGCTGCAAGGCATCGCCGCGATATGCGTGCAGCCGCCTGCCGTCCGTCGCCGCTATCCATCCGTCGGCTACACGTAACTTGTCCAGAGAATACCGCATCTTGACTTCGCCACGACGGTCCGCCGCACCAGATACCCACCAAGCCACGCGGAAGGCGCCCTCGGAGCCGCAGCGGCTGAAGGAATACTTGCTGGGCGCGGCGCTCGATGCGCCCGCGCCCGAACTCGTCGTCTGTCTATGTGTTGTACTCATCTCATTGCTCCTCAGTATTCGTACCCATCGTCGTCCAACGCACTCCACTCGCTGCCCCACGTCGCAGCACGGTCCGCACACTGCGGCGCAGCAAACTTGTACCACATCTTCCCTCTCCGGTCGATGCGGCACATCGCTATCGCGCCCGGACGCACGTGGTCGCGCCCGCAAATGCACCAGGGCACACTTCGGCCCAGCGCCTCTAACACGTCGTCATCTTGCCCGTCGAGCTCGCAGTCAATCTCCGTTGCAACCTCGCGATAGTACGCCGCTGCCTGCTCCGGGTCCGTCATCGTGTAATTCGCTTTGTCCGCCATTGTCGTTCTCCTTTCCTGTTTCATTGGATAATACGGGGCGCCGACGCCTGTCGCATCGAGGGGTTGAAGGTGGCAGCTTGGCCAGCTTCTTCTCTACGCCGGCGCCCCACGTCACTACTGTAGTTGATTAGCCGTGGCATCACCTCCTTTCGTTGCGCTACCGTTTACGTCTTCTGTGCAAATTGCGGTCACTGCCGCAAGCTCAGCCGCTCGCGCATCTGTATCTGGCGCCGCAGCCGCCGCCGGGCCTTCTCGTACTGGCTCTTGTACGGCTCGTCGAGCCGCTCGATGAGGTTGCGGATTGTCACGTCCTTGGCCTTCAAGGCCGCCAATGTCGGTCTCCTATACGTCATCGTCCTGTCCCTCGCATTGAGAGTGCCTGCATGGCGAGACAAGCCCGGCCGGGCGCCAACGCAGCGCCCGACCGAACCCAGGAAAGGAATGGGGAGGATGATGCTGTCTCGTGCCTGCTACTCATTTCGATTCGATATCTCGGCAATGGCACCGCGGCCCAAGCGGGTAGGGTATACTTCCCATGTTTGGCGGTCGTATTCTAATTCGCCGCGATTGCCGCATTCATAGCACTCATAGAGTGCGATATTGGCTCCATTGAAGCCAATTTCAGTTTTGGCGTGGAACATCTCCGCCCCGCACTCGCATGTCACTACCAGTTCATTCAGGTCCATTGCTTGACTCCTTGTCTGTCTCGCGGCCACCAGCACATGGCCGGACGGCCTGTCGGCCCGACGGCCTTCACGGCCCGCTCGCACCAGGCGAATTCGCCCTTGCAGCGCCCTGTACAGCCCGGCGCGCCGCAGTGCTGCACCAGGCCCAGCCTGCGCAGCTCCGGCAGGCGCCGGGCGACCTCGTGGTATGTGTCGTTCGGTATCGCGCCCTCGGCCGCAGCGGCTATCTCAGCGCTTGTGCGGCCGGGCCGCCTGCGCACGGCGGCCAGAACGACGCCCAGATGACTGTTGCGCACGCGCGCGGCCGCCTCGTAGCTCGTCGCGGGGTCGCTTGCGTGCGCCCTCGGCAGGCTGTCGAATAGGGTCCTCGTTCGCATCTCAGTTCTCCGGTTCGCTGTCGTCGCGGATGACCGTGACTATGAGCTTCCGCCGGCGGTCGTACACCAGGCGGAGCTCGTCCACGCGGAAAATCGATACGCGACGCGACGGCCGCTCGATGAACTCGGCGAGCCCGGCCTGTATCGCCCGGACGAGCTCGTCATGCCGCTGAGGCGTGAGCGTCTCGCCCACCCTCTGTCGGAAGCGGCGTCTCGCGTGCCGCCTGACTCTATCGACCTTGCGCAGTCTCGGCATTCGGCGTCTCCTTCGGCGCCCGTTGCGCCGCAATCGTCCTAATGAAAAGGTGGTTCTCGAACAGGGCGGCCGCCTTGTAAGGCTCCAGGCATGTCTCCGAGCCATGCAGTAGGTGCACCTCGCGGCAGCGCCGCAGGTCGCAGCGGTCGCGCACATATCGCAGCGCGACGGACTGCTCCATGTGGCTCGTCAGCATGCGGCGCGCCACAAGCTCCGGCACATACCCGCCTTCGACCATTTCGTTCAGCAGCTTCGCGTCGTAGCTGCACTCGACGGCGATGATGTCGAATGCGGTTGCGAACCGCTCGCTGATGTGCGAGGTGTCCGTGGCGAACAGCAGCGACTCGTCGGCCTCGCGGTCGTGCACAATGAAACCCAGCGCCCCGTCTACGTCGTGGTGCACGGCGAACGGAAACACGCCGAATGCCGGCGACAGCGTGAACCATTGCCGCGGCCGCAGAATCGAGGCGCCCCGGCGGCCCAGCAGGCCGCGCAGTCCGAGCGTCTCTTTGCTGGCCCAGACCGGGACGCCGGCGCGCAGGACATCGGCCGCAGCGCGGCTGTGGTCGTTGTGGGCATGGCTCAGGCAGCACGCCCGCACGCCGGAGAGGTCGAACCGGACGGCCTGCTGAATCCGGCGCCATGGCACGCCTGCCTCGAGCCAAAGCTGCTCACCGGACAGGCTCGTCACAACGTAGAAGTTGCCGGCGCTCGAGCTGTAGTGCGCGTCGAATCTCATTGCGCCGCCTCGTACACTTGCAGGCTGCCGCACTCCGGGCAGGTACGAACATCATTCTTCGGGCCGGTCATCTTCGGCTCGGCGAATCGCGCGTCGCACTTGCCGCAGATATACGGCTCCGTCGCGGCCGCTTCCTCGGACGGCTCTCCGGTCGTGGGCGCAGCGCCCTGCTCGTCTTCCGTCGTTTTGGCCTCGACCTTCTTCCGCCGGCGCCGCTTCGGGCTCGGCTGCTCGGCTTCCGCAGGGAACGGGTCCACCGCCTCGGCCCCGGACTCTTCGTTCACGGCGGTAACGGCCTCCTGGGCGGCGTCCGCGAGGTCGGCCTGCTCGTCCATCGCGGCAGCCCTGCTCAGGTCGGACATCACGCTCTTGGGCAGGAACTTCGCCAGCTGCCGGATGGCCGTCTTCATGGCCATCTGCGGGTAGAAGTTCGTCCATGCCGGGCTGTTCGGGGCCTTGCTGAGCCTGCGGAACCGCTCTATCTCGTCGGCGCGGAGTACGACGGTCTGCGGCCCCAGCCCTTCGATTTCGGCCGTCGCATAGGCGGCGATGATTTTGCCTTTCGGCGGCTCGAAGCTGAACGGATGCTGCACGACATACCGCCCGTTCACCCGCCGGATAGTCACCTTGTCGCGCTCGCTCTCGTAGATGCAGTTCGCCGTGATGGACTTGACCTTCTCCGAGCGGTAGGCCAGCTCCATCAGGCCTAGGTAGCCGATTTGGAACTGCGCCTCCATCGTACCCTTGTTCTTGTACGGCACCAGGTACGCCAGTCCGCGCGCATCTATCTCCAGGTCGAGGCTGGCCGCCTGGCTCGCCGCCCGTATCAGGCTCGCGACGCTGCACTGTTGCAGCGCCGCATTCTGGCTGATATAGCCGTAGAGCATCTTGACATACCGCCGGGCCAGGTCCTTGCCGCGCGAGCCCATCGCGCTCGGCAGGTAGTCAACGAACAGCTGCACCGCCCTGTCGCTCAGCAGCTCCTTCTTGATTGTCGTCAATGCCGTCTTCGCCATTGCGCACCTCCTGTCTGATGGTTAGTGTTTTCAGTCCCGCGACTGCGCGCAAGCCTATCACCTGCGAATCGGTGCGCGGCCGCGCAGTCAGGCTCTCGTAGTGGTCGATGAACAGTGGCGCCCGTCGCCCGTAGTGCGCGGCGAGCGTATTGATGATGTCGATTCCGGCGACAATCTGCTGGCCGTGCGACAGGTCCGGGTACGGCACGCCGTCGAGCATCGCCTCGCACGTCGGCTCGATGCCGCCGTTGAGCAGGCGGTTGAACAGCCGGAACGTTACGCGGTCGAACTTCGCGTTCACGGCCCGCTCGACGCGCTGCGCCTCGGCCTGGCGAAGCCGCCCGAGCTCGGCCAGCAGTCCGTCCACTTCGGTCACCTGCCGCGCGAGCTCCCGTTCGCGGGCCTCGAGCTCGCCTATGCGCCGCCGGTCGCGCTCGGCTCTGTCCCTCTGCGCGAGGGCCCGGTTCAGCTCGTCCAGCTCCGCCCTTGCCCGGCCGAGGCAATCCTCGATTTGCCGCAGCTGCTCGGTCACGGGCGCGCCGAGCTCCCTCTCGCGCACCTCGATGGCGCGGGTCAAGTCCTGCCAGCTCGCGTCCTTCGACGGGTCCGGCGTCGGCCGGGCGCGGATGGCCTGTTCTATCTCGGCCAGCCGGACGGCGGCGGCCTTGCCGAGCACGTCCGCCTCGCGGGCTGCGGCGGCGGCTCGCTCCCGCGCGGTGCGCAAGTCCTTGTTGCCGGCGTCGACCTCGGCCTGGAGCCGCTCGACCTCGGCGCGGCACCGCTCGGCCTGCTCGACGGCCTGGACCTTCTCGGCCTGGGCCTTCTCGGTCTGGGCCTTCAGACGGCTGGCCGGCCACTTGCGTCCGCAGGTCGGGCATCTCTCACTGGCCGGCTCGTCCAACTCCTTTACCCGGCACCTGGCGTCGTCCAGGGCGCGCCGGGCCTCTGCCAGGGCGTATCTGCGTTCGTTGAGCACCGCCTCCATTTCCAGCGCGGCCCTGTCGGCCTCGGCATGCTCGGCCTTCTTCTGCGCCAGCTGCTCGTGCAGCCGCGCCTGCTCGTCCAGGAGCTCCTGGCAGGCGCCCATGTCGGCGCGCAGCTCGCTCTCGCGCTGCGTCCGCCGTGCCCGCAGGTCGTTGAGCTCGTCGATTCGTGCCTGCCGCTGCTGCTCCTGTTCAAGGAGCGCCCTCCGGCGCTGCTCAAGCTCGGCCATCGTCTTACGAACGGCCTCGCGGCCCTTCTCGGCCTGCGGTTCGTCCATGGGCTCGGCAGGCAGGCCGCGCAGCAGCTCGTCGATTCGCGGGTTGATTTCTCTTCGCTCGTCGTCCAGGCGCTTGCGCTCGGCGCGGAGCATCCTCTCGTAGTCGTCGGCGGACCTGCCAGCCATCTTCACCAGCAGCGCATCGAAGCCGGGCGGCGGCCCGACCGCCCCGGCCAGCTCCAGCAGCACCTTGCGCCGGTCCGTCCAGTGCAGCGCGCAGAACGCGCGGACATCGCTGAGTAGCCGGAAGGTGTCCCCGCCGAGAAGCCCGGCGACGAACCGGTCGTATTCGCCCTTTCTGCGCGGCACGTCGTCCACCCAGCAGAGGGTCTCATAGCCGCGCAGCTGGCCCTTGACGGTTCGCTCGCGCTGCTCCTTGCGGAGCGTCACCGGCGGGCCGTCGTCCGGTTCGATGTTGGCCTCGACGCGCACCACGGCGCCCTTGACCGGCTCGCCGCTTGTGTCCAACGGCCGGACGTGGAAATCCGCCCGGCCGCCGCTGTTGCGGTCGAACAGCAGCCACAGCCACCCGTCGTAGACGCTGGTCTTGCCGATGCCGTTGGCCGCCTCGATGACGGCATTGCGCCCATCCAGCTCGAGCGCGAAAGACTTGATGCCCTTGAAGTTCTCCAGGGCGATTCGCTTGATTTTCATTGCAGGCTCCTTTCCTGTATTCCGGGCACGCAAGCGGATTGCTCGGCGGCTATTATATCCATCCTGACCGTACCGGCTGCACCGCGGCTCAGCGAATCCGGCCGCGGTCCACTGCGGCCTTCATCATCGCCCGCACCGCCGTGGCGTAGGTCGGAAGGCTCTCTCTCTCCATTACCCGCCGGAACTCCGCCCAGAGGCTCTTGTGGGCCCGCACGGCAATGCTGTGTACTTCCTGGTTCTTATTTGGTTTCTTCGTCGTCATGGACTGTGATGCTACCATATCGCTGGCTCCCAAAGAAAGGAAAAAATCTATTTTTTTCGCGTCTTTTTTCGGCGCTCCGCCTCCACGTGGGCGCGGACTGCCATCGCGAAGCACGTCTCGGTCGTCAGGCAGTATTCCTTGCGGCAGCCCTGCGCCCGCAGGGCGATGACGTTCGGCGGCCGCAGCGTCACGACAATGCGCCGCGCACGGCCGGCCTCGTACACCTCGCCGGCTGATACGCGACTAACCGGCCTCTTCAACTCAGTCATTGTCTGCTCCTTTCTGCGACAACCGCTTCTGAGATTGCCCGCCCCAGAGGCCCTTCTTGCCGGCGCCGTGCCAGCGTAGTCACTCGGATTCCGTCGCGGCAGCGCGATTCGTGCAACCAGGCATGGGCGGCCTCAGGATCAGCCATCTGCCTGGCGCGCTGGACTTCCGGCAGCGTCTTCCGGTCGCCGAACAGCCAGGCGGTCAGCTGGCGGTAGTATCTGCCGCAAAGGCGGTAGTTCATCACGGAAATTGAGGGGTCGGCCACAGCCAGCCACAGCCACGGGCGCCTACGCCAGTCGATGACGGCGTAGCGAGTGATGAGCTCGGGCGGGATTCGCCCACGAAAGCAGCAGTTGCCCATCGCCTTCAGGCTCGCGGCCCATAGCGGCCGCCAACGGTCGGGGTCGGCGCTATCGTCCGTGAGTACCTCGCGGATAAAGTCCTCGTCGGGATATAGCCTGGTGCGGTCGAGTTCGCGCGCATCGATTTCCAGAATGGCGCCGATCGTATCGTCCATATTCTCGCACGCGGCCACGGCGAAGTAGGGCGCGTATGCCGTGCTCAAATAAATCATATCCGGGTGGCTTGGCAGCTTCGCCCAATTGCCCTGCCCGTGACCGCGCGGCCGGATTCCATCCTGTTCAATTCCTGGGATGTTTATTGCGGCCGTTCCATGATAGAGATACCGCGGCCTCGTCCGCCGCGCGAGCTCGCCGAGGGCCTTCAGCGTTCTCTCGTCGATGGTCATTTCCATCAGTCTCCTTTTGCGCCCTTTCTCTGAAGGGGCCCGGCCGGGCGAAAGGGCAACAAACTCCCGACCAGGCCCACTACGCTCAATATCTGATGACCTCGCCGAACGGCGGTGGCCCGGCACACGAGTCCCTGTTCACGACCCAGAGCACCGGATAGTCCGGGGGCCGCTCAGGGAACCGCCCATGCAGGTCGGTCAGGTATATCAGGCAGGCCGGCTCGAGTCCGTGCTCATCCACATGGTCGAACACCGGGCGGAAGTCCGTGCCCCCGCCGCCTATCGGCTCGAGCCGCAACGGCAGGTCCGCCCGCGTGAGCTCCTCGACCTTGCGGACGGCCGTGTCGCAGTGCAGCACGGTGGCCGTCGTATCGAACGAGCCGAGAATGTCACTTATCGCCCCGGCGAACTCCTGCATCTGTCGGTCGCTGATGCTGCCGGACGTATCGTTGGCCACGACGACCTGCGGCAGCTCGTCGCTCACCAAACTCGGTAGGACCACGCCGCGACCGAACCACTTGCGGTTCGGCCGCATCCAGTCATAGTCATTCCGGGCCGTCCGCGTGACGAAGTCCCGCAGCAACGTCTGCCACGGGACCGGCGGGCTCACGAGCTCGTCAACCAGCCGCTTCAGTCCGCCGGGCAGCGAGCCGCGGCTCATCCGCGCCGCCTGGACGACCGCCGCCTTCCATTCGGCTTCGGCCTGCTCGGCGTCGCCGGTGCAGTCCATCACGCCGCCACAGCCGCCGGGGTCCGACGGACTGGGCTTGTCCGCGCCGCCGCCCCCGCCCTTGTCCCCGTCGGTCGGCTGTTCGCCCGAATCGCCCTGGCCCGCGCCGCCTTCGCCGAGTCCGTCTGCGCCGGACTCATCGCCCTGCTGCCGCAGCACGTCGTAGATTTCCTCGGCGCCGAGGCCCTTGAACCGGTCGTCCACCAGGTGGTTCGCCGGCAGCCGGAATCCAGCCTCCAGGAGAATCGGGTTAATCGCGTAGTCCGTCGCGACGTTCCACAGCTCGGGGTCGCGGTCACCGCGCCGGAACTGGTGGCCGTTCGCCGCGTGCAGCACCTCATGGGCCAGCACGCCGACGCGCTCGTCGTGCGTGAGCCGCTCGACGAACTCCGGGCTGAACACGAGCCGCTCGCCGTCGGTGGCCATCGTCTCGATACCGGCGCCTTGGGCCTGCTCCAGCTTGAGCCGTAGCGCCAGGGCGCCCCAGAAGGGCGCCGCGTCCAGTATGAGCGACCTGCGGGCCCGCACCAACAGGTCGCGTGCGTTCCTCGTAGTGATGCTCATCGTGTGCTCCTTTCTCAGCCCAGCAGGGCTGTCTTGTGCTTCGCGGCCCACTCGACGAAGGCCGCGGTCTCGGCCAGCTCCGCCTTGCGCCGCAGCGCGTCCCGCACGAGCAGGATTGCGAAGTCGCCGTCCAGCCGGTCCGCGTACTGGAGTATCCGGCCGAAGTTCTCGGCATCGGCCCTGTCCACCAGGGCCGAGACGGTCGCCCAGATGGCGCTCGGCTCGGTCGGCACCTTCGCCTCGGTCGGGTCCATGAGGACCCGCTCGATGTTCGGCAGCTGCCGGTATGTCCGCACGAAACCGGCGAACTTCGCCGCGTAACCCTCGCCCACGCGGCCGGCGAAGTCCTCAACGTCGTCATTGCCGGCCTCCATCATCGCGCTTACCGCCGCCCAGTTGCGCGGCGACGGCGAATTCACGATGTCCGCCGTGGGCGCCGGCACGTGCAGGTCGCCCGGCTGGAAGTGGATATAGCCGATGACCTCCGGCCGGATGCCGTGGTCGAACGCCCAGACAATCCACTCGTCCGGGTCCGGCTCGAGATGATAGATGGTGAACCGGCCCTTGAGCGGCTCCAGTATGCCGCTCACGCCAGCCCGGTCCTCGCGGCGGTTGGTCGCCGCCACAAAGACGACCTCGTCGCTGAGGACATGCCCGTTTATCCGCCGGCCGAGCACCAGCTGCATGAACGCCGCCTGCACCCCAGCGGGCGCCTGGCCGAGGTCGTCGAGGAACCAGACCGTCGGCCCCTTGGCCTCGATTGCCCGGCGCAGGTCGCCGAACGGCAGCCACGCCGCCTGCCCGTCCACGACGGCCGGCATGCCCTTGGCGTCCGTCGGGTCCGAGACCACCGGATGCGACACTATCGTATCGCATCCGAGCTCCGCCGCCGCCTGGTGGACGACGTCGGTCTTGCCGATGCCCGGAGGCCCCACGAGGAGCACGGGCATCTTCGCTTTGATGCAGTTGACCAACTTCGCCTTGAGTTTCTTCGCCTTCATCTGATTGCCCTTTCGATTTGGCCCGGCCACGCGCCGGGCGGTTGATATTGAACGGCGAGGGCGGGAGTCGAACCCGCCCACGCGGCCTGTCCGCTCGCCTACAGGGCCTTGTAGCCCTGGAGTTAGGTCTCCTTTCTGAGCTTGGCAGCCAGTGCCCGCGGGTTGCCGCAGACGAGCCGCAACAGCTCCAACATCTCCTCTCTGGTCAGTAGCGCGTCTATCTGATATATCTCGTACATCGGTTCGTCGTAGCCCCAGGCCCGGCGGAACTCCACGCGGTAACGGCCGCCCCCACAGGCCATGTCACCGTACTGCTTGAAGCCCGGGATGCTCCGGATGGAGCTGATGACCTCCTGTAGGGCGGTCAGGTCCTCGTGCCTGGCGACGATCAGGGCCTGCGCCCTCTCGCGCTCGGCCTGCTTGCGCTCGAGGTATGCCCGTGCGGCGGCGACGCCCTGGGCGCACGCCTCGCTGATTAGTTCAACGGCGCGCTCATAGCTGTTCGTCGTGCGGGATTTGCCGCCCTGGGGCGCCGCCAGGCGAATGGCGAGCCGCCCTGATTGCGGCCGCCACCGGACGGTCACGACGTAGGCCTTCCTGTCGCCGTCCGTATCCGCCGGCCAATATCCGACGATGCGCATGCTGGTCTGCCCATAGTAGTTGGGCGGGAAAAACCACGCCCACGACTGGCCGTGCATATCGGCCGTCTTCCACGCCGCGTCGAACTGTTTCTTGCCGATATTGAAGTCGACACGGCAGCCCGCGAACCAGGGCTGAGGTTCGAGCATCCGCAGGAGCCGCACCAGCGGCAGCGACTCCCACTCCCGTATGCGGCAGGGACTGTCACACTGTAGTTCAGTGTTCTTCGTTCTCTTCATTTTCTTGCCCTTTCTTGGCGGGCCAGTATCATTTCGGCGCGGCCCGCAATGCGCCACATCACCAGATGCAGCCTGCCGAGCTGAGCTTGAGGCTGCGTGGCACCGTCAGCAGGCGAAAACCAGCGAACCTGAATTCGCTGATTTTCTTGCCCTCTTCCTCGCGGACGAGCCGTTCCGTGCAGCTCACCACCACGCGGAAGCCGCGCGACAGCAAGCGGCAAGTCAGCGCAAAGCAAAACGACTGCTCGCCCATCAAATGGACAACCGTCGGCGGCCACGACGGGTCGTTCGTCAACGCCGGCTCGATGGCGTTGACAATCTCGCGGAACAGTGTCTCGGCCATCGCATGGACTTGCGCGGCCGAGGCACTGGGCGGGATGTTCGGGAAGGGCAAGTTGATGACCTCGCCCTCGGCGACGATCTCATCCTCGCTCGTTCGCGCGGCGGCCAGCTCTTTGGCCGCCGCGACCTGCTGAGACGTGAGCGTGTGGTTGCTCACGTTGATGAAGATATTCGATCTCATTTTCAATCTCCTTTACTTCTTGTGCTTCCTGATCCGAATCTGGCCCAGATCGCGGGCCACACATTCCAGGCCCGGCGCGTCGCCCAATTCTTCATAGGCCCGCGCCAAGGCCTGGCGCGCAGCGACAAGACCTTGGCGCACACGAACCGAGCGCGGCTCAGCCTTGTCGCCGAGCTCCGCCAACCAGTCGCGGAGCCAGCGGCTGTCGTGCGGCATCCGCGCCTGGTATAGGGAGCCGGGCCGACGGGCTATCAGCCGCCAACACCCGTCAGCCTGCTCCCAATATAATTTTTCGGCATTCGACATTGCCATTCTCCTTTCTTTCTTGTTTCATCTATGTATATTATCGTCAGTCTGCCGCGAAAAGTCAAGCGTTTTTTTAGGATTTTGAGAAAAAAATCGTATCTACTAACATAACCCCCACGGCGGTAAGGACTTAGGCGCGATAAAAAATTGGCGAAATGCTACGTTTTTTCGCCCGCCCGGCGCCCCCCGGAAGATTTTCCGGTGATTTTACCGAAACGCGCTTGGCGCGACCGCGCGAGCGCGCCATAATCCAAGCATGAGTGGACGATGGTTAGTCAAGCAGAATCAAAGAACCGAGCCGGAAGCCCCTCGTCTTCGCAGTCCATGCGAGTCCACTCATCTTTCGGCTCGGTCTTTTTTGCTGGAGGCCATGCAATGGCAGTGGGACGCATCATTCGCAAGGATATATCGGAGAGCCGCAGGGTCGCCGCGCTTAAGACCGACAGCGCCCGCCTGCTGTACACTTGGCTCATCGCGCACGCGGACGTGAACGGCAACTTCAGTGCCGACCCGCACGTCGTAAACGGTCGCGTTCTCACGCGCCTCAGCAAGACGGCTGAGGAGGTGCAGGACTACCTGGATGACCTGGAGTCAACAGGCTTGATAATGCGCTACGAGGCCGACGGGGACATGTATTTGCACATCAGGAAGTTCGCGGAAAAGCAGCCCTGTCTCAACCCGAAGCGCGAGGCCAAACCGCGCATTCCTCTACCTGCAACAGACGAAGGTGAGACCAACTCCAGACCAACTCCAGACAAACTCCAGACCAACTCCAGACAAACTCCAGACAAACTCCAGACCAACTCCAGACCAACTCCAGACCAACTCCAGACAAACTCCAGACCTGCGCAGGCACAAATTAAAATTAAAAGTAAAAGTAAAATTAAAACTAAAGACCCCCCCCCATATACCCCCCCCCTACACCGCGACAAGCGCCGGCATCTTGAGCACGTATTCCTGACTGACGATGAATACGACAAACTCTGTGCCCGCTTGGGCGAAACTGCCGCCCGCGATTATATCGAGCGGCTCAACGACTACATCGGCAGCCGTGGGTGCCGATACAAGTCCCACTATCACACGATTCTGACCTGGTGGCGAAACGACAACCCCAATGGCAATCAGCGAGGCACGATTTCAGGCGCTCAACGAGCGGCTTCGGCAGCGGCAAGCGGCGGCCGCCCGCGAATCAACCAGCAGGATTTCGGCGACCTGCCCTCCGTTGCGCGAGCATAGATGCTCGGACTGTGGCTGTGTGCTGTCCGAGGAGCGAACGACGCCGGTGGTGCATGCCTACTGCAGACCCTGCCAGGCCCGGCGCGACCATCGTGCCGCAGTTGCCCGCCGGCGCCGGACGCGGGCCCAGCGAGTTGCCGCCCTGGACCAGCTGATTCCGCCGCTGTACGCCGGTGCCCGCCTGCGCCATTTTCGGCCCGAGTTCCGGCACGAGCTCGTCCGGCATTGGCGCCAGGGCATAGTGTTGTACGGCCCGACCGGCACCGGGAAGTCCTATGCCCTGTGCGCCCTGCTGCGGGCGCTGACCCTGGCTGGACACTGCTGCACACGCACCAGCTGGATTCGGATGTGCCTGGAGACGCGGGAGGCCTTCGTCCGCGACGCGACCGTTACGGAGCTGGCTGTGGTGCGGCGCTACAGCCAGGCGCCCGTGCTCTGTATCGAGGACCTCGGCAGCGACAGGCCCGTCGGCCACGAGGAGTCGGCGTTCGCGCTGCGGCTGTTCTACGCCGTGCTGGACCAGCGCCAGGAGCGGCTTCTCCCGACGCTGATAAGCACAAACAAGACCTTCGGCAACATCGCCAGGAGCTTCGACGACCGCATCGCCAGCCGGCTGCGACTGTTCCGGTGGCTGGGCGTCGGCGGCCCCGACCGCCGCAAAGGGGGCCCGCAATGAGCGCGCCGTTGCGAGCGAGCTTCCTACAGGACAAGGGCATCTGGCCCGAGTCGGCCGGACCGCCCTGCCGCGTGGCCCTGGCGGACCTGCGTACTGCCCTGGCCGAGGCGGGCGCGGTGGAGGTCCTGGTGGACGTGCCGGTCACGCCGGACGAGCAGCTGTCGCTGGCGGAGGTCCTGCGGGACCTGGGGGCCAGGGATGTAGTGCTGCACTACGCGGACATGGCAGCTCCTCAGACCGAGGCGGCCGACTCGGCGGGCACGCCGCGCGGCCTGTGCACGGCGGAGCAGGCCGCCCGTGCCCTCGAGATGCTCGATGAGGTCCTCGCCAGCGCCCGCGCCAGCAGGTCCGTTGCGGCAAGGCTCGCCGGGCTGAAGGCCTGCCGCCGGGCCTTTACCGCCGCCGAGCTGGCGGACATCGCGTCGTTGCACGCGAATCTTGTGGGCGACGAGGCAGTCGAATGAGCCTTCGGGACTGCGCGCCTGTGCGGGCATCGTATTGCCCCGAATCGTTGCGCCAGACCGCGCAGGAGGGCCAAACGCAAGGACATAGGCGGTTTTCTGCCTTGGGATAGAGTTTTTCGATTCTGCGCAATCCTCGTGCGTTTTTCGGGCAAGTGTGTGGTAACTATGTATATTGTTACGTCTCTGCTGAGAAGTATGCGCATCGTGTTACTGGTCGGGTTGAAAATATGCGCACCGTGCTACCGATTAGGTTGTGGGTATGCGCATCGTGTTACGTAATGGCTCGCAAGTATGCGCACTTTTGCAGGCCGTGGCCGAAAAATACGTACTTACCACAATGTGGAAACTACGTAGATTTTGCGGTGGTCCTTGACAGCCGGGCATTGCCGGCTATAGACTGGGGCCGCCATGAGCGCTGAAGCCGGAACAAATAGAGTCTTGCCACAGGACCTCGATGTCCAGTGGATGCCCATCGGCAAGGTGAAGCCCTACCCCAGGAACCCGCGCGCGAATGACGCGGCCGTGGACAGTGTCGCACGCAGCATAAGCGAATTCGGTTGGCGGCAGCCCATCGTCGTTGACCGCGACATGGTCGTCGTCGCAGGACATACGCGGCTGAAGGCGGCGAAGAAGCTCCGCCTGAAGGTTGTGCCGGTCCACGTGGCGGCGAATCTCACGCCCGAACAAGCAAGGGCGTATCGCCTGATGGATAATCGCTCACATGACTTTTCGGGCTGGGACATGCCTGTTCTCCAGGAGGAACTGGCGGAGCTGGAGCTTGCCGGCTACGACCTCTCACTTACGGGCTGGTCACAATTGGAAGTTGCCTCCGCCGAACTTGCGGGCGTCCAGGACGAGGACGCCGAGCCGCCAGAGCTGCCGGACTATATCAGTTTCGTCGTGACGCCGGAAGAACGCCGGGAAATCGAGGACGCCCTGGCTCAGCAACGCGGCGCGAATCCAACGGAGCGATTGCTATGGCTGATAAGGAGCAGATAGTTTACCGCCGAGCCACCATGAGGGACCTGCCGCGAATCTGCGAATTCGTGGACTGGTGGCTCGCCGGGCGCGCCAAGGCAAGAGGGGTTAAGAACGCCGGAGACGATTATTTTGTCACCCCGTCGCAGCACCGCGCATACCTAAAGGGCTGCCATGTACTCTTGGCCGAGGCTGGCGATAGAATCGTCGGCTGGGCCGTAAAGGAGCCCACTAACGTCCTGATACATCTGCTCGTCGCGGCGGATTGGCGGGGCCGCGGCATCGGCAAGAAGATGCTCCACATCTTGGACCCGGACATCATCCGCAGCAAGAGCGACCAGACGACAGGCGACCCGGCCCGGTTCTACGAGGCACAAGGATATATGAGAATGGGGCACGTGAAGGTCGGCCGCAAGCGAAACATAGACCTCATGGCCAAACGGATGTCGTAATCCAGTGGCAAAAACAACTACAAAATCGAAACTGAAACCGAAAATGCAACCAGCGGCGCCCGCCCCGACAATCCACTGCAACTACGACGAGCTGCTGCCGGTCAAGGACTTCAGGCCGCATCCAGCGAACCCCGCCAGGCACCCCGAGCACCAGGTGGAGTTGCTGGCAAAGATAATCGCCGCCCACGGCATCCGGCACCCGATAACCGTGAGCAAGCGGTCGGGCTTTGTCGTTAGCGGCCACTGCCGGCTGCTGGCCGCCAAAGAGCTTGGCCTCGAGCGCTTCCCGGCCGACATGCAGGACTTCGCCAGCGAGGCCGAGGAGCTGGCCGTCCTCGTGGCCGACAACCAGGTGGCGGAGCTGGCCGAGACCGACGGGCAAATAATGGCCGACGTGCTCGTCGAACTCGACCAGGCGAACTATCCGCTGGAGCTGACGGCGCTAACAGAAGAAGAGATTGTCGATTATATCGAAGGTCCTATTGACGACATGGCGGGCCTGACCGACCCCGATGCGGTGCCGGAGCCTCCCGACGAGGCCGTCACGCAGCCGGGCGACCTGTGGTCGCTCGGCAACCATCGCCTCCTCTGCGGCGATTCCGGCAAGGCCGAGGACGTGGACCGGCTGCTCGACGGGGCGACCGTGCAGCTGGTGAACACCGACCCGCCGTACAACGTCGGCGTCGCCCCCCGTAGCGGCAACGCCATCGCAGCCTCGGGCGACCGTCCCGTCGGCCAGCAGGGCATTGACATCGCCATCCGGGGCAAGAAGCCCATACATGGGACGAAATACGCTCAGACAAAGAAGCTCCGCCCTAAGGACCGGCCGCTCGTCAACGACTCCGTCTCGGACGAGGAGTTCGCGCGGCTCCTGCGGGCGTGGTTTAGGAACATCCAGGGCGTGCTCGAACCCGGGCGGTCGTTCTACATCTGGGGCGGTCACTCGAATGTGTGCAATTATCCGGCTGTCCTCAAAGAATGTGGACTCTACTTCTCGCAGACAATAGTCTGGGTCAAGGAACATCCGGGTCTCGCGGGCAAGGACTTCCTCGCGAATCACGAGTGGTGCTTCTATGGTTGGAGGGAGGGCGCAGCCCACTGGTTCAACGCGGAGATTACCAGCGCGACTGATGTTTGGAGTGTCAAGAAGGTCCCGCCGCAATCAAAGGTGCATTTGACCGAGAAGCCCGTGGAACTGGCGGTGCGTGCCATGACCTACAGCAGCAAGCCGGGGGAGAACGTGCTGGACCTGTTCGGCGGCTCGGGCAGCACTCTCATCGCGGCCGAGAAGATGGGCCGCCGGGCGTTCCTCATGGAAATCGACCCGCTCTACTGCGACGTCATCGTCAAAAGGTGGGAGGAGTTTACGGGAAGGAAGGCCGAGAGGACATCGGCCGCATTTGATGGCGAGTGAGCCGACATGCCGGGCAAGAAAAAGACCAAGTCCGCCAAGCGCTACAAGCCCGACGAGGTCAAGCGAATGAAGCGCGCCTATATGCGGACGCAGAGCTATGCCATGGCCGCCAAGGTCGTCGGCTGTCACCCGACCACCATCCGGCGGTTCGCCAAGCGCCTGGGCTGGACCGAGCCCATCGACCGCAACGCGCTTAAGGGGCGAGAGACCACCCTCACCGCCGACATTGCCGTCCGCCTGGCAATCGGCTGGCGGGAGAACATCGGCGACGAGACGCTGGCGGCGCTGGTCGGCGTTAGCCATGGGCAGCTCCGCTGGTGGCTCGAGAACAATACACAGGTGACAATCGTCCGCCGGGTGCACAAACTTGGCCCCGATGGAAAGCCGCTGACGGACGCCAACGGCAACGAGGTTGTCGAGCGGCGGGCCGAGGAGATTGGACTGCACGACTTACGGGTGAAGGCGCGCGCCGAACTCGAGTTCGATTACCTGGCCAAGCACGCGCGAGCAATCGAGCGTGCCCTGGCGGCCGGCGACCTGCGCACCGCGATGCATGGCATCGAATGGCGCCTAACTGTGCACAATAGACCCAAATATGCGGGGACCGCCCCCGTGCAGGTGAATGTGAGCCAGCAGCTCCAGAATCTCGTGAACATCGAGGAGCTGAACCTGCCGCTCGAGGTGCGCAAGCAGATACTCTTCGAGATTCGCAGGCGGCGCGCCGCAGAGGCCGACCCCCGCGGGAAGGGGGCGCGGCATGCCGGGGAATGAACGATGGCGAGCGGCAAGTCGACACTACTACTGGACGAGCTCGACGTGATGGCCAGCGTCGTCAAGGACAGCCTGTACGAGTTCCTGCTGGAGTTCTGGCCGGATGTCTGCGCCGAGCCGTACATCGACAACTGGCATATCCCCTACCTGTGCGGTGAGCTCGAACGCATCGCGCGGCGCGCGGCCAGCGGCCTGCCCCGCGAGCACGACCTGGTCGTCAACATCAGCCCCGGCAGCACAAAGAGCCTGCTGGTGAGCGTGATGTTCCCCGCCTGGGTCTGGACGTGGTGGCCGAGCGCGAGCTTCATCGCGGCCAGCTACACCTACAGCCTGGCCGTCCGCCTGAGCCGAATGAACCGCATGTTGGTGCGCTGCGAGCGGTACGCGGCGGCCTTCCCGGCCACGCACATCATCGAGGACCAGGACACGAAGGGCTACTTCGTCAACCTGTCGAAGGGCGAGCGAATGTGCGCCGGAATTGACGGGGACGTGGTCGGCCGGCATGCGGATTTCATCCTCATCGACGACCCGCTCAAACCCAAGGGCGCCCGCAGCGAGGCCGAGCTGGCCAGCGCGAACATCTTCATCCGCGAGACGCTCTGGAGCCGCAAAAAGGACAAGGCCGTGACGCCGACGATACTCATCATGCAGCGGCTCCACGAGGACGACCCGACCGGCATGATGCTGCGCGAGTTCGGCGGCGCGGTCCGGCACATCTGCCTGCCGGCGGAGCTGACCGACGCGGTCAAGCCGCGCGAGCTGCGGCGCCGCTATATTGACGGCCTTATGGACCCCAGGCGGCTCGGCCGCGCGGTGCTCGACGAGGAGCGGCGCGTCGGCGAGTTCTACTACTCCGGCCAGTTCCTCCAGAGCCCCGTGCCCCCGTCGGGCGGCATGTTCAAGGCCGAGCGCCTGCGCATCGACACGCCGACTGGCCCGTGGACGCAGCGCGTGCGGTACTGGGACAAGGGCGGCACCAGGGACGGCGGGGCGTACACCGTCGGTGTGCTGATGGGCCGCAACTGCGATGGGCGATTCTGGGTGCTGGACGTTGTGCGCGGCCAGTGGGATGCCGCCGAGCGCGAGGCCAGAATCCAGCAGACCGCGGCGGTGGACGGCAAGGCCGTGATAATCGGCATCGAGCAGGAGCCCGGCAGCGGCGGCAAGGAGTCCGCCGAGGCCACAGCCCGGCGGCTGGCCGGCTACCGCGTCCGTCTGGACCGGCCGACCGGGGACAAGGCGGCCAGGGCCGACCCGTTCGCCGCGCAGGTGAACGCCGGCAACGTCTGCCTTGCGCGCGGCGAATGGAACTCCGAGTACATAAGCGAGTTGACATTCTTCCCCGAGAGCCGGTATAAGGACCAGGTGGACGCCAGCAGCGGCGCGTTCAAGCTGCTTACGCGGCCGACAATCCGCGTCGGCGGCGGATTCATAACCTGAGTTGGAGCACAACCCAATGGCCACCAAACGCACCCAAGCAACGAAGGCCGCAAGTGGGTTCAGCGGGCGCAGGACGCTCACCAAGGCCCAGTTCGAGCAGCTGCGCACGCTCCTGGCGAACCAGGCGTATACCCTGCGGCGCGAGACCATAGAGGCACTGCTCAACACCACGCGCGACGTGGACCAGGAGTGCCAGTACCCGGCGACAATCGCCGTGAGCGACTACCAGGCCATGTATGAGCGAATGGGCCTGGCGGCACGGATAGTCTCGCTCTGGCCCGACGAGTGCTGGAAGCAGCCGCCGGAGATATACGAGACGGAGGAGTCGGACACCACGCCGTTCGAGGAGGCCTGGCGGCGGCTCTGCGAATCGGTCCCCGTCTGGGACGCGATGCACCGCGCTGACATTCTCAGCGGCATCGGTCGGTACGGTGTGCTACTACTGGGTCTCGACGACGGCAAGGAACTGTCGGAGCCGGCCGACGGGCTGGACGAGCGGGGCGAGCGGACCGCTGCCGGCGACCGGTCACTGCTGTACCTCAAGCCGGTCTCGGAGAACTCGGCCACCATCGAGACGCCGAAGCAGACCGACAAGACGAACCCGCGCTATGGGCTGCCGCTTTACTACAGAATAACCTTCGAGAACGAGGCCGGCTCCGAGACGACGACCGAGGTGAAGGTGCACTGGACGCGGTGCATCCACCTGGCGGACAACAGGGCCGACAGCGACGTGTACGGCGTGCCGCGCCTGCGCGACGTATACAACGACCTGCTCGACCTCAAGAAGGTCTCCGGCGGGGCCAGCGAGATGTTCTGGAAGGGCGGATTCCCGGGCTACTCGTTCGAGCTCACGCCGGAGGCGCAGAAGGCCGGGACCGAGGGGCTGACCGTGGACCTCGACAGCATCAAGGAGCAGATGCTCCTGTACAGCGAGGGCCTCCAGCGCTGGATGTATCTGACCGGCATCACGATGAAGGACCATGCCCCGCAGATAGCCGACCCGAGCGGCAATCTCGAATGGAAGGTCAAGCTGATAGCGATGGCCAAGGGCGTGCCGTACCGCCTGCTTCTCGGCACCGAGGAGGCGCGGCTGGCCGGCGCACAGGATAAGCGGGCGTGGAATGAGCGCGTCCAGCGCAGGCGCAACGGCTACCTGACCGCGATGGTCGTGCGGCCATGCATCGACCGGCTCATCGCCCTGGGCGTGCTGCCGGAGCCCGAGCGCTACACCGTCGCCTGGCCGGACATAGAGGCCACGACCGAGGCGGAGGTCGCAAGCGTGGCCAAGGACATGACCGAGGCCCTGGCTAAGTACGTAGTGGGCGGCGTGGACGCCCTCGTGCCGCCCCGGCAATACCTGACCACGGTGCTCAAGATGACCGATGAGCAGGCCGACGCTATCCTGGCGGCGGTCGAGCAGGCCGAGGCCGAGATGGACGCAGACGAGCAAGAGTGACAACCACAGGGCTGGGCAGGTCCGCGCTTGGCCGACTCTCACTGCCCCCGCCATAGCCGGGCCTGCCCTCGAATGAAAGGCGAGACTGTTGGCCCGTCGAACTATAGACCCGACCCGTACAGCGCTGCTGCGGCGCAAGTTCCTGGCGGACATAAACCGCCGACTGCGGTTACTCGCCAGGGAAATCACGCAGTTCATAGTGGACGAGGACGCCTTCGGTCTGGCCGAGCCGCAGGACCGCAGGCAGGCGCGGGCCGCAGGGCTCGTCGTACTACAGCACCGCGCATTCGCCTTCAGGACGAACCCGCGGAAGGTCGCGGGCTTCCGCCAGTGGCTCCAGGACCGCATAAACCAGGGCATTCTCAGCACGACAGCCACCGGCCAGCCCTGGACACAGCCGTACATCGAGTCCGCCTACCGCAAGGGCGTCGTGAGGGCCTACATTGACGCGCACAAGGCGGACCTGCTCCGCACACCGACATGGTATCAGGCCAGCCGGGAGGTGTTCCTGCGGACCGCCTTCAGCCAGCCGGAGACCACGAGCAAGCTGGAGCTCCTCGGCACACGCGCATTCGAGCAGCTGCGCGGCATAAGCGCAACGATGAGCCAGCAGATGAGCCGGGTGCTGGCCGACGGCCTGGCGGCGGGCCTTCACCCGCGGCAGATAGCGCGGGGCATGCGCAAGGTCATCACAGCGATGTCACGGACGCGGGCGCGAATGATTGCGCGGACGGAAATCGTACATGCCCACGCCGAGGGGCAACTCGACGCCTTCAGTCTGCTGCGCGTGCCCAGGCTGCGCATCAAAGCCGAGTGGAGCACCGCCGGCGACGAGCGCGTCTGCGCCCAATGTGGCGCGATGGAAGGCCGGGTGTTCACCATCGAGAAGGCGCGCGGCATGATTCCTCTTCATCCGAACTGCCGATGCGCGTGGATACCAGCGTAGCGGCCGAAAATACGCGACATTTTTGCGGCGCGCAAAGCCTTGTGCCTCAAGGACTTAGCAGCCAGAGCACAGTTTTTTTGCGACTACTGGCGAAAAATCGCTTTGTACGGCCTTTGCCGCTGCGGCATAAATAGTGACATACTACACAGTGTGGGGGCGGCTGCTGGACAAGCAATCAACGAAAGGACCGAGCAATGTTCGCCTACGTCACCACGAACGTCAAGCCGCTCGTCCGGGTGGACTCGATGGAGGGCCGCGACTGGCTCGTCGGCCCGATGGTCATGATAACCGAGGGCGTGCACAGCGGCAGTGACGGCCCGATATACTATCCTGCCGATGAGCTGGAGAAGGCCGCACCGACATGGAACTACCGGCCAGTCGTGGTGTACCACCCCTCGGCGAACGGCTCGGCGGCGACCGCCTGTGACCCGACCGAGTTGACCAGGCGCAAAATCGGCGTCACGCTGCGCACGCAGTTCGACGCCGAGAAGAAGCGCGTCCGCGCCGAGGCGTGGATGGAGCCGGAGCGCCTGGCGAAGGTTGACGGTCGCGTCGCCGAGGCCGTGGAGAACCAGAAGATGATGGAGGTCTCGACCGGCGTGTTCATGGACCTCGAGCGCAAGGAGGGCGAATGGAACGGCGAGAAGTTCGTCGGCATCGCGCGCAACATCGCCCTCGACCACCTGGCCGTGCTGCCGGATGCCAAGGGCGCCTGCTCTATCGAGGACGGCGCTGGGCTGCTGCGCCTGAACGAGGCGGGCGACGACACGCTCATCTTCGAGGACAACGTCGAGACGACCGACCGCTATGTGCACGTCCCGGTCAAGGACGCCTCGCTGTTCGAGGATGGCTCGCTGCGGACCATCTGGATTTCGCGCAGTAAGGGCATAAAGGCGGTCGTCGGCAAGCTCAAGACCGATGGCGAGGGCACGACCATACAGAAATACCTGTTCGTGAAGGAGCAGTGGTCCACCGAGGATGCCGTCGCCTGGGCGAAGCGCCACAAGACCACAGACAACGCCTGGCAGGTGATTCTCAACGAGCTGTCCTATTCGGCAGTCGAGCGGTTGCTCGCCCAGGCACTACGCCAGAGGAAGGGCAATGACAACTACATAGCGGAGGTGCATGAGGATTACCTGATTTACGAGAACGACGGAATCCTGTACCGGCAATCGTACACGCTGGATGCAGAGACCGAAGAGGTCGAGTTCACCGGCGAGCCCGTCCGTGTGCGCCGGCAGGTGACATATATCACAGAGAACGCCGTGGAGAACGCCGAGTGGACGGCTCGTTACATCAACGACCTCCCGGACTCGGCGTTCTTGTACATCGAGCCAGGCGGCAAGAAGGACGAGGAAGGCAAGACCACGCCCCGGCGGCTGCGTCACTTCCCGTACAAGGACGCCAGCGGTAAAATCGATTTGCCGCACCTGCGGAACGCCCTGGCGAGGATTCCCCAGAGCAAACTGTCGAAGGCTATCAAGGAGCGCCTCGCCGCCAAGGCGCGCCGACTACTGGAAAAGGCAAAGACACAGAACCAGCGAATGAAAGGAAGTCTGATGGACAGGGACGAAATCATCAACTCACTCATCGAGTCGGAGCACACCGACTGGACCGAGGACGACCGTGACGAGTTGGCCGCCATGAGCGAGAAGGCGCTCACGGCGCTCGCGGCGGCAGCCAACGAGGACGACGCTGAAGCGGCCGAGCAGAGGCCCGCGGAAGGCTCGAGCCAGCAGCAGGAAGGCCAGCAGCCTGCCGATGACCCGACGGTAAACGCCCTCGAGCGCGCCGAGGCATTCGTAGCCAATGCCCCGCCCGAGGTGCGCGAGCTCCTTCAGGACGGCGTAAATCGCCTGCGCGAGGAGCGCGAATCGCTCGTCCGCGTCATAATGGCGAACGAGCGCAACATGTTCGACCGCGAGCAGCTCGATGGCAAGCCGATTCACGAGCTGCGGGCGATTGCGAAGCTGGCCGAGCCGAAGCGCATCGCACTCTACAGCGGCCAGGCGGACGTCCGCAACGAGACGCTGCCCGAGCCGCTGCCGCTGCCGTCAACGGCGCCCAAGGCCAGCTAAGGCGACAAAACAGCGAAACATAGACTCATTGATTGCACTTGAAAGGACGAAGAAAGATGGCCTACAGGACAATCCACTCGAAGGGCGACTACCGCACCGAGGAGGTGGCCGCGGCCGGAACGATTACGCCCGGCATGCTGTGCGAGATGACCAGTGCCGCCACGGTGCAGGCCCACTCGACCGAGGGCGGCCGCGCCGAACGTCTCGTGGCGATGGAGGACGCGCTGCAGGGCCGCGCCGTCAGCACCAACTACTCGGCGAGCGAAATAGTGACGCTCGGCCTGCCGGTTCCTGGCACGGAGATGGCGATGCTCATCGCCTCCGGCGAGTCGGCCAACATCGGCGACGAGCTGGTCAGCGCCGGCGACGGCACGCTTAAGAACGCGAGCAACCTCGCCAGCGCCAGTATGAACGAGCAGGTGATTGCAATCGCGGTCGAATCGTTCACGACGCTCAGCGAGAACACGCTGAAGCTCGTGCGCATCGTATAGCGCCCGCGGAGAAGAACCAGGCATTCGACACTCGCAAATGAAAGGAAATCACAAATGCGTTCAACCGACGAAAATGCCAGCATAGCTTTCGGCCTTCAGCAGATGGCCGGCGGCTCTTCGATAGCGGACCGTCTCTTGTCCGCGAACATGGACGTCGGCGTCCTGCGGCCGTGGTACGACCCGCAGACGCGCCGGTCGTACTGGACGCGGCGCGACGCCAGCGGACGACAGCAGACGGTTGTGTGCAACGCGAACACCGTCCTCACCAAGGAAGCCTGGATGCAGCTGGATACGGCCATTATGAAGGCCGCGCTGCAGCGCCTCCGCGTCGTCCAGGACCTCCGCAACGCGGGCCTGAGCTTCAACCTGCCGAACGGACTCGGTACGACCGTGCTCGAGTACCAGCGGATGAGCGACATCAACGACGCGACCGTCAGCATGGACGGCCTGCGGTTCGGCGCCGCGGACCGGCCGGAGTTCGACCTCCAATACCTGCCGCTGCCGATAGTACATAAGGACTTCACGTTCAGCGCCCGGCAGATTCAGGCGTCGCGCAACGGCATGGCGCCGCTGGACACGACGATGGGCGAGCAGGCCGCCCGCAAGGTCGCCGAGATGGTCGAGAAGCTCACGCTCGGCGTGGCCTCGACGTACTCGTTCGGCGGTGGGACCGTGTACGGCATGGCGAACTTCACCAACCGGCTCACCCGGACGCTCACCGACCCGACATCCAGCGGCTGGACGGCCGCCACGACCCTCGACGAGGTGCTGGCGATGAAGCAGCAGAGCCAGGACGCCTACCACTTCGGGCCGTGGATGCTGTACGTCGCCACCGCCTGGGACCGCTACATCGACAACGACATGAGCAGCTCGTACCCGAACAAGACGCTGCGAATGCGGCTGCGGGAAATCGACGGAATCCAGGACGTCCGCACGGCGGACTTCTTGAGCGACTACGACATGGTTCTCGTCGAGCTCAACCCGGAGGTCATCCGCATCGTCATCGGGCTGGACATCACTACGGTTCAGTGGGACAGTGAGGGCGGCCTGCGGAAGAACTTCAAGGTCATGACCATTATGGTCCCGCAGGTGCGGGCCGACATCAACGATAACACCGGCATCGTGCACGGCAGCGTGTAGCAGCGGCGGTAGCTGCCGCAGCTGAAACCTTGGTCCACGGACAAGGAGACTACGGATGTACTTTCAGTTACTTCGCGGCGTACACGTCGAGCGCGGCGGCAGGACGTATCAGGCCGTCCGCAAGACGGACAAGGCCGGCAGGATAATCTCGGAGAAGCTGCCGGTCGTCGAATCAGACACCGACCTGGTCCGGGCGTTCGGGCCGGAAAAGTTCCGGGCGCTTGCGCCCGACGAGGCACGCATCCTCCTGGCCGGCGGTAAAGCGCCGGAGGCGGCACCCAGCGCCTCCGGCGCGCCGGTTGAAGCCGGCGGCACGGACCAGGACGTTACGGCCCGCTTCCCGAAGGCGGCGGCGGCCGGACTATCCGTGACGCACCTGGCCGCCGGCGGCTACATTGTAGCGGACGCCGAGACCGGCGAAGCGCTCTGCGACGAGCCGCTGAAGAGCCGCATCAAGGTGCACCAGTTCGTCAAGGCGTACACGGAGCAATGAGATGCCCCGGTGGGAACCGAAGCCGATTTGGGCCGGCCGCGACTGCTTCATCGTCGGCGGCGGGCCGTCTCTGCGGGGATTCGACTTCTCTCTGCTGCGCGCCGAGCGGGCGATAGGCTGCAACAACGCCTTCCGGCTCGGACCGGAGGTCTGCGACTACTGCGTGTTCGTGGACCGCAAGTTCATCATCGGCCCCGACGGCAAGCCCCGCAGCGGCTTCTACGACGGGCTGGCCGAGTTCGGCAATCCGGTCATAACGTCGGAGCCACGCCTGCGCGACCGGCCGGAGAGATGGCTCTACTGGTATCCGCGCAAGGCGCAGGGTCTGCACCGGGACGCGCTGGGCTACAACTACAATTGCGGCGCGACCACCATAAACGCCGCGCTGCTGTTGGGAGCGACCACGGTCTACCTGCTCGGCTTCGACATGCACCTAGGCGACAGGGGCGAGCCGAACTGGCATTCGCATCTTATCGACAGGCCGAGCCCGAACGTGTACTTCCGCATGCTGGCGGCGTTCGCACACGTCAAGCGCGACCTGGCGGAGAAGTTCCCCGGCTGCCGCGTCGTCAACGTCAACGACGATTCGGCGCTGAAGTGCTTCCCGACGGTCGGAACCGCGCAGTTCTGGGCCGAGCGGGCGCGCGGGAGAAAGGAGGCGGCCGCCTGTGGCAGTTAGAACGACCGAGTCCGCCGTGCAGGGCATAATCGAGCACGACAGCGGCATATCGCTGGCCCCGTTTATCGAGGCGGCCAGTGCCGTAGTTACCAAGCACTGCACGGACACTGGCTTCACCGCGACCGAGCTCGAGCTCATCGAGCGGTGGCTTGCGGCGCACTTCTACGCCGTGCGCGACCCGCGGAGCGTCTCGGAAAAGGCCGGCAGCGTGAGCGAGACCAGGCAGAACAAGGTGGACCTCGGCTTCGACGTGACGCACTACGGGCAGATGGCGATGCGCCTGGACTGGTCCGGCGCGCTGGCGTCGCTGAACCAGCAGGCCAAGCAGGGCGGCCGCGTGGCCGTCTCGCTCGACTGGATGGGCACCAAATACGAGGACATGGACGACGATTAGGAGACGTGGCGATGGTTGACTGGATTGTGGCACATTACGTGGAGATATTCGCACTGCTTGGTGCGGTTTATACGGCTGCGCGAATAATCGTGGCGCTCACGCCGACACCGAAGGACGACGAGGTGGTCGGCGCGCTCTGGAGGGTCGTACAGGCGCTTGCGAAGCTTGTTGGGCTCGACCCGCAACAGGGCCTGCGCTCGGGCAAGGGCGGCGTTCCACCCCCGCCGCCCGCCGGCGTCGCCGCGTTCATTGCGCTGTCGCTGCTGCTCGGCGGCTGCGGCGCAGAATGGCGCGAGGACCCCAAGGCGGAGCTGCTCGTCGCGCAGAAGACGTTCTCCGCCGTCGTCAACGCGATGACGGACCTGCGCCGGGCCGGCAAGCTGGACGACGCCGAGACGGACGAGGTGGCGAAGCTGATTCTCGCGGCGCAGGAGGAGCTGCACCGCTGGCAGGCCGCCGTCGAGGCGGGCCAGCCCCCGCCCACGACGCTTGAGGGCTTCCGCGCGGTCCTTGCCCGGCTGATACAAATCGAGCTCGACAAAGGAGGTGCACCATGACCGACATAACGTCGATACTACTCATCGTCAAGCTCGTTGCGGACGGCGTCGGCGTAAGCCGCGAAATCGCCGAGCTCGCAAGGCGCGTACTGGCCGGCGAGGAAATCACCGAGGACGAAATCGAGCGCGCCCGCCAGGAAATGGACGCGGCAGTCGAAAGGTTCAGGCAGGCCGCAGCAGACAGACAGCAGTAGGAGCAGACAGGCATGACGACTTTACTGGCTCAGCAGGCGCCGCTCACCGAGATAGGCATCGGCGGAATTCTCGCCATTCTCCTCATACGGGAGGCCTTCGGCTTCGTTTCGCGGCGCAACGGCACCAAGGGCAGCGCGGTTACGCGCGAGGAGTTGACCGAGCAGCTGCGAATGGTCCAGTTCAAGGACAACTGCGAGCAAATCGTCAAGCGAATCGACGAGCGGCTCGATTCAATCCAGCAGAGCCAGGGGACGTTGTCAAGCAGCCTGGACGAGCTCAAGGAGATGGTCCGTAGCGGGCAACGACAATGAGCATCATATCGCGCATGTTGAAGCAGACGGCCGTGTACTGGGCGCCGGCGGAGAACGACACTGGCGGCGTCGCTGTGGACGACTACGGCCAGCCGCTCTACGCCGACCCGGCGGAGCTTTCCTGCCGATGGGAGGACGCAAACGAGGAGTTCCTCTCACCGGACGGGCAGCGGCGCCTCTCCAGGGCCGTCGTGTACGTAGAGAGCGACGTGCGTGTTGGCGGACTGCTGATGCTCGGCGAGTTGGCGGACGTGACCGACTCGGACAATCCGAGAAACAACATGGACGCCCACGAGATACGCGCATTTTTCAAGGCGCCGAACCTCCGGGCGACCGAGTACCTGCGAAAGGCGGTTCTCTGATGGCTGCACTGCTCGAGATACGGGGCGTTCAAAGCGTGCTGTCGTCGCTGGCGGCGGCACGCCCGCGCTACGGCGCGGCAATCGAGCGCGGCCTCAAGAAGGCCGGGCTGTTCCTCCAGCGCGAGAGCCAGAAGATTGTGCCGGTGCAGACCGGCAACCTGAAGAACTCGGCGTTCACGCGCAATGTCGGCGGCAGGGGCGCGGCCGCCGATGTCGTCGTCGGCTACACCGCCGCCTATGCGGTCTATGTGCACGAGGACCTATCAAAGGCGCACGGCCGCGCGTTCAACGTCAAGCACGCGGCCGAAATCGAGCGGGCCAGGGCGCTCGGGCTCAAGGCCGCCACGGCCGAGGGCGGCATGTTCCCGCGCGGCGAGAACCAACAGGCGAAATTCCTCGAGGCACCGGCGCGGACCAAGCGCCGCGAAATAATGGCAATCATAAGTCGGGAGGCGCGCAAACCTTGACGCTTGCGCGGCGACACTCATGGCCGACCTGCTCATCTACAACAAGGTGCACTGGATTGAGCGGACCGATGCGAAACGCCTCGACATGCTCAAGGCCAAGTACGAGACAAAAAAGGACGCGTTGATTGCGATGCACCGAAAGTTCGAGGGCCACTGGCGCAAAGGCGATGTCGTTGATGTCAAGCCGGACGGCTGGTTCGACAAGCACCCGACAGCCGGGCCATTCATCGTCGTCAAGGCGCCCCAAATGAGCCTTAAGGCCGCTCGGGCGCAACTTCTCCAGGAGGGCGAAATCCATCGGCGAAAGCTGCGCATCAGCAATCTGCCGGATGTGACACACACCGGCGGTAAAATGCCGACCGTCGAAGTCGGCCGCGAAATCGCTACTCTTACGTTGACGGATAAGGAGCCGTAGCGATGGCGACCAAGTTCACAGCGACCGTCAATACGGCCGGTGGCGGGACATCGTATAACTCGCTCAGCGCTGCCGAGGCAGGCTTGCAGTGCGACTTGACAGCCGCGACGACTAAAGTATTCTCGCACGGCGGCATTACCGGTACGATAAACGACAATGCCAGCGTCACCGGCAAGACTTCCGGCGCGACGGCTACAGTGGTGCACTGTACGAGCAGCCAGATTCTCCTGGAGAACATCTCCGGCACGTTCCAGTCCGGTGAGCAGGTCTATGTCACTCAGGATACGGATTACGTCGTCATAAGCGACGCTGGTGACAGCGCCTACGTCTCCATCGAATGTCAGGGCGGAGTGGATTCGACGTACGTGGTTGTGGATGGCTGGACGACCGATTCAAGCCATTACGTTGAGATTACCGTAGTAGCGGGTGAGCGGCACAGCGGAACATATCCGACATCAGGTTATCGTTTGGAGGTTGCGGACCCAGGTGCTATCAGAATCAACAACGATTATGTCAAAATCTTTTGGCTGCCGATAACAGCGACGAACAACGGCGCGGCATCTCGTGGCATCAGAGTCTATTACGCCGATACAATCACAATAGGCTATTGTATCGTACGGGGCACGCGAGGAGCATCGCCGAGCGATGCGCACTATGGTATTTCCGTATTCGAGGGTTCGGCGTCTGTATTTAACTGCATTGTCTATGACTTTCCTAACGGCGGTGTAAGTGGGATAGGCCTTAGCAGTCGTGGAACATTGGACGCCTACAATTGCACGGTGCACAATTGCGAGATGGGTTTTTCGTCGTCCTACGGCAGAGGCTCCTGCACCAACTGTGTTATCTTCGAGTGTGATGATGATTTCGATGGCGGCACGATTGTGAACTGCGCCTCCGACGACGGCGATGGGACGAACGCGCAAACGCTCGATTCATCGGACGGCTACGCCAACGAGTTCGCCGACGCGGCCAATCACGACTACAGCCTGGTAAGTGGCAGCGTATGCATCGACAACGGGACCAGTGACCCTGGCAGCGGCCTCTATTCCGACGACATCGTCGGCACGAGCCGCCCGCAGGGCAGCGGATGGGACATAGGAGCGTTCGAGAAATCGGCCGGCCTCAGCGAGACCGGCCTTGCCGCCTCAGCGAGCGCATCGGCGGTTTCCGGTGACACGGCGGTGCTTGCCGACTCTGGGCTTGGCGCCCAGGCCTCCGGGGCGGCCAGCGCGGCGGACGCGGCAACGCGCATCGAGTTGGCCCGCACCGCTCAGGCAATGGCGCAGTCCACAGGGGCGGATTACCTGGCCGCAAGCGAGTCCGCCATGCCGGTCCAGGCCATAGCGAGCGCATCGGCAGCAGACGCACTCGCTTTTGGCGAGCCGAACCTTGCCATTCAGGCGACGGCGCAGGCGTCGGCAACAGATACGCTGCCATTCAGCGAACTCGGCCTTGCCGCCCAGGCGTCGGCCCAAGCATCCGCCGCGGACGCGGCAAGCGCAAGCGAGGCAACGAGCGCATCTGCTGTGGCATCGGCAACTGCTGCCTATGAGTCGTTCGGGCTCATTGAGACGGGCCTCCAGGCCCAGGCGGCAGCACAGGTGGCCGTGACCGAGGCGGCTGCCATGAAAGACCTTACCCTTGGCATTTCGGGGTCTGCCCAGTCGGCAAGCAGCGACGCGGCCGTGATGGGTGAGGCGCAATTGCCCGCGCAGGCCGCCGCAAGCGTCGTCACGGCCTCGGAGTTGTTCGGGCTCATCGAGGCAGGTCTGCAAGCCCACGCAAGCGCGCAGGCAGCCGCAAGCGATATGGCGGCATTGGTCGAGTCCTCGCGAGCCGTCTCGGCATCCGGCCAGGCCGCCGCCAGCGACGCCGCGATTGCAAGCGAGACGCAGCTGTCCGCACAGGCCGCCGCCAATATCTCCGTCGCCTACCAGCTGTTCGGCATCATCGAGACCGGCCTCGGCGTTTCGGCGTTGGCATCGGTTTCCGGCAGCGGCACGGCGGCATTCGTCGAGCCGGCACCGGCTGCCTCGGCGTCGGCATCTACAGTGTCGGCCGATACTATCTCCGCCCAGGACCTCGGCCTTGCCGCATCGGCGTCCGCGCGGACCGGCGCGACAGATAGTTTGGCCAGCGGGGTTGCCGCGATTGCGGCATACTGTATAATGCGGCAGGTTACGAGCTGAGCAAAAACGGACACGGACAATGAAAACGAAGAACAGCAAGCCGGGCGAGGAGCATCGAAGGCCGAGAATGCCGTTCCGCGCCAAGTGCACCGACAGGCTTATCGCGCGAGAGTCGCTCAAGCTCCGCGCGAAATCGGGGACGGCGAAGTAGCAAGGAGAAATTATCATGTCGAATGAAATCTGTACCGAGGGATTGCAATACATCTTGGAGACGGCCTTCAGCGAGGAGCAGAGCGTCCCAGTGAACTTCTATATGGGTCTGTGCACCGACGCCAGCGTCGCCGAGGGCGCGGGGCTCACGGACTTGACCGAAGTCACCGGCTCCGGCTACGCGCGCCAGACCGTCCCCAGCGATACGAACGGCTTCACGTCGGCCAGCACAGGGACGGGCGATTGGAAGGTCACGACTTCGACCGAGACGTTCAGCGCCACGGGTACGTGGACCGGCGCGACGCACGCCTTCCTGGCCACCACCAACGACAACAGCGGCAAGCTCATCGCCGTCGCGGAGCTCTCGACCACGCGGACGCTCCAGAACGGCGACTCGCTCCAGGTCTCGATGGAGCTCACATTGGCAGGCTAAGACAATGCAGACTGCCTTAGTAGGACAGGCGAACGTGGTCGGCTTGCCCGTAGTGGCCAAGGCGACCGGCGGCCCCATCACATCGGGGACGGTCAACTTCTACCTCATGGCGAGAGATGGCGACAACGCCGGCAAGTGGTATCGCGGCTCGGACCAGACCTGGCAGTCCAGCGAGTCCATAGCGGGCGCGGCCACGCACGACGCCGACGGCCAGTGGCGGCTGAGCCTGCCGTCGGCCGTCTGGACCGATGGCGTGCGATACCGGCTGTACGCGAAGGAGTCCGGCGACTTGCACATCCCCGTCGGCGAGGATATACTCGCCGAGACGCCAGTGCTAAGCCAGATTGGCGCGACCGTCGGCGAGACGTGGACGACCGCCAAGCTGCTGAAGGTCGTTGGTGCGTTCCTGGCCGGCAAATGGCAGCTCAAGACCGGCGAGACGGACGTGTACGAGATTCTCGACCCGGACGACGGCACGACGGTCGTCCTCGAGGTGACGCTCTCGCAGACGACGCCCTACAAGACGGTGACGGTGAAGATATGAGCCTTGCGATAATCGGTGACAACCTGATTGCGGCCGCCACGTGCGGCACGCTGCACCTCAAGGCGCTGGCCCGGACGACCAGCGGCAGCGACGTGCTGCTGAACAGCCCGGCGCGGATTCTGATGCTCTACATCACCGGCGAGCTCGGGCTGATGAGCGACCCGTCCGACTATGCCGACTGGCCGCTGTACGTCGGGTTCCTGCCGGACGCCCCGGACGCCAAGACGAACGCCGGCTGCGTATACAACACCGTCGGCACGCAGGACGAGAGGCTGATGAGCGGCCCGGTGCCGCAACACTTCGGTGTACAGCTGCGAATCCGCTCGACCGACCACAACACGGGCTGGCGCAAAATCGAGGAGGTCGCCAACGCGCTCGACGCCGTCATTAACGCGACGCTCGCCACGGCCGGCGAGGAGTACGAGATACAGAACCTCAGCCGCATGTCGCCCATACTGGACCTCGGCCTAGAGGTCGGGGCGCGCGAGCGGCGATTCGTGTTCACGGTCAACTATACGATGACCGTGCGGGAACTACTGAATAATTAGCGATTATAGGAGCTCGAAAGATGTCTATTCTAGGGGACGGCCACGGCATGAGTATCACCTTCGGGAGCCCGCCGTCGGGCGTGACGATTGCCAACATCATGAAGGAGAAGACCGTCACACCGATGTCGATGGAGGGCGGCGGCCCGAACGACACGACCACGATGCGGAATACGACGTACCGTACGCGGCAGCCAAAGAATCTCATCACGATGGGCAACGCCACGCTGGTGTGCGCGTATGACCCGCAGCTCTTCCAGGAGCTCGTGGATATGCTGAACGTGAACCAGGAGATAACGTTCACGTTCCCGGACAATGCCACGCTCGTGGTGTGGGGCTGGATTGACGCCGTCACGCCCGCCCCGTGTGCCGAGGGCGAGCAACCGACATGCGAGGTCACCATCGTGGCGAGCAACCAGAACGACGCCGGTGAGGAAACCGCCCCGGTGTACAGTCCGTAGTCCAACGATTCAAGGAGGTGCACAGTGCAGGACGTTATGAAGCTGAAGGCCGCCTTCAAGTCGCGGCCCGTCGAAATAACGGACGAGCAGGGACAGGTGCGCAGATATACCCTGCGCGAGCTCGACGGCAAGCAGCGGGACCAGTGGTTCTCGCTGATGGGCGACCGCGTGCAAATCGAGGACGGCCGGGTCGTAGGCGTGCGCAACTTCGACGGCTTTCAGGCCGCGCTGGTAAGCCACTGCCTGTATGACGAGAAGGGCCAGGCGGTGCCAATCGATGAAATCCAGGCGCTGCCCGCCCGCGTGCAGGACGCGCTGTTCCGCGCCGCGCAGGAGCTCAGCGCCCTGACTGAGCAGTCCGTCGCAGACGCAAAAAACGACTAAAGGGTGAGACGCTGGCGTGGTTCCGTCTGGCGTCTCACCTGCGAATGCCGGTGGCCGAGTGCCAACGGCGCATGTCGTCGAGCGAATTCGTTATGTGGCAGCATTATCTGGCGATGGAATACAACATGCCGAGCCGGTCGGACCTGTATGCCGCGCAGACGGCGATGGTCACGGCCCAGGCGCTCGCGGGCAGCAGGGGCCGCCCGTTCCGCCTGTCGGACTTCGTGCTGCGGTTCCGCGAACCGGCGGGCGGCGGCGACTCGCTATCGCAGCAGCAGCGCGAGGCGCGGTTCAAGGCGTCCATTCTCGCGGCGTTCGGCGTAAGGCCGACGCGCAAGGAGCGCAAAAATGCCCAACCTTGACCTCGGCAACCTGGTGGTCCACCTGAGGCTCGACGACGGCGCCTTTCGCCTGGGAATGGGCGCCGTCCGCGGTTCGCTCAACGCCATCAAGGGCGGGCTGGGCCAGGTCGAGCGCGTCCTGCGCCGCGCCAGCCAGGCGGCGCTGGCCTACGGCGCGGTCTCGGTCAAGGCGTTCGCATCGTTCGAGAAGCAGCTCGCGTCCGTATCGACGATGCTGGACGAGCAGACGATGCGATACCTGCCGGGCTACGAGCGGGCGCTCAAGGCCATGGCGATAGAGTTCGGCGAGGGGACCGAGACACTGTCCAAGGGTCTCTACGACATCCTGTCGGCCAGCATTCCTGCAAGCAAGGCGATAAACGTCCTGCGGACGTCCGTCGTGGCGGCGACCGCCGGCATGACCACCACGGCCAAGGCCGCCGACGCGATAACGACAATCCTCAACGCCTACGCCCTCAGCGCCGACCAGGCCGAGTACGTGAGTGACATTTTGTTCGCCACGGTCAAGCGCGGCAAGATTACCTTCGACGAGTTGGCCAGCGGAATCGGGCGCGCAGCAAGCATTTCCGCCGTGGCGGGGCTCAGCTTGGAGGAGGTCGGCGCGGCGATAGCGACGATGACGCGCTCCGGCCTGCGGGCCGAGATTGCAATGACGGCCCTGCGCGCAATCGTCACGTCGTTCATGCGGCCCACGGAGGACGCGGCGGCCGCCGCCGAGGCGCTCGGACTCCACCTGAACACGGCGACGCTGCGCGCCATGGGTCTGACGGGCGTGCTCCAGCGGCTCCGCACCGCCAGCGCCGAGCAGGTCGCGGCGCTGATGCCGAACGTCCGAGGCCTGACCGGCATCGCCTCCGCGCTGAAGCAGGTCGAGGCCAACGCCGACGACCTCCAGTTCATGTACGAGTCGCTGGGCCGGACGCAGGAGGCCTACGGCAAGATGGCCGGCACGCTGTCGTTCGCGATATCACGGTTGTGGCAGTCGCTCAAGATAACGGCCGTCGGCGTCGGGGAGCGCCTGGCGCCGGTGATGAGGGCGATAGCCGACTTCTTCGTCGAGAACCAGCGGACCATCGAGAGCTGGGCCGTCGCCCTGGCCGACCGCGTCGTCTTCGTCGGGCAGGTGCTCATGGACCTCGTCCGGCTACTGCGGACGAACTTCCGCGCCGGCATGGAGGGCGCGTTCACGCTGCTGCTCAACATGTTCGAGGCCGCGGCGCGGCTGGCAATCGACCTGGCCGTGCGCACGGGCAAGGGCATCTGGAAGGGCATCCGCGAGGGGATATTCGGCAGTACGGAGCGGCAAATCGAGGAGAAGGCCCTGCAATGGTACAAGTCCGGCGGCCACCCGATGAAGAAGGTGCCGGGCTTCGGCTATGTTTACGGCTTTGGCGGCGGCTACATGGACACGACGCGCGAAGTGCCCGCCGACGAGGAGCTGATGGAACGATATCGCAAGAAGGCGCGCGAGGTCATCGAGAAGCCGTTCTTCGAGGACGTGCTCGAGGGCTTCCCCGAGAAGGTCCGCCAGGTCTTCCGCGACCTGCAGAAGGACGTGAGCACCGGCAGCGAGCAGGTCGGACAAATCATCGAGCGGCGCCTGTCCGAGCTGCGCTTCAAGGACGCCGCCCGCAAGGCCCGCGACGCCTGGGAGGGCGTCAAGGAGGGCCTGGAGCCGGTGCTCGGCGTCCTCGGCAAGGTCAAGGACGCGACGCTGGCCTACTTCGGCGCTCAGAAGGCCGCCGAGCCGATGCAGCGTCTCGCCGCCGAAGACATGGAGGCGTTCGACGAGGCGCTCACGCAGGGGCGCGGCAAGGTGGCCCTGATGATTCGGGAGCTCCAGCACGAATACAGGTGGCTGGGCATGATTTCCGAGGAGCGCGAGCGCGGCGTCCGGTTGGCACAGTTCGAGCTGGCCGTCCAGGAGGAGCTCGCCGGCCAGCCGCTCGAGGCGGCGCGGGCGCTGCAGAGGTACAACGAGCTGCTCGAGCGAATCTCCGAGGGCAAGACCGGCCCGGCCGCGATGACCACGGCCCTGAAGCGCTGGGCCTATGACGCCGGCAATATCTGGCGCAACCTCGGTGACGCCGTGGCCAGCGCCTTCGACCGCATGTCCCGCAGCCTGACCGACATGGTGATGACCGGCAAGGCGCAGTTCCGCGACTTCGCCCGCGCAGTCGTGGCGGACATCCTCCAAATAATGATACGCTGGCAGATGGTCGCGGGCCTCCAGGCGGTGTTCCCGGCGATGTTCGCTGCGCGGCCGAGCTATGCCCCGCAGGTGACCATTGGCGAAGCATGGCTCGCCGAGCCGCTGCCGGTACACCATTCCGGCAAGGCGGCGGGCTGGCATCCGGCCTTCCCGCGCCTGCAGGTGGACGAGTATCCCGCCGTCATCAAGCGCGGCGAGACGATTCTACCTGAGGGGGCCGGCGTCGTGCCGCCAACGGTCGTGATAAACAACAACACGGGCCTGCCGCTCGACCAGGCCGGGCCGCCGCGCTTCGACGGCGACCAGTGGGTCGTCAACGTCGTTGTCCGGGACCTGAACGAGCGAGGACCGATACGCAAGGCGATGGAGGCGATGTAGCATGTCCGTTACGTTCCCGACGCTGTCGCGCCACCCGAAGGAGAGGGGCGGCCTGACCGAGACGAAGGACTTCGACCCGTCGCTGCGGACGCGGCCGGAGGACGGCAAGGTCATCAGCCGCGCCCGGCAGACCGCCGTCAAGCGGCGCTGGCGCGTCGCCTTCAGCAACATGACGGACGCGGACAAGTCCGCCCTGGAGAGCATGGAGTCCGATGCGCTCATCGGTGCCGACACGATTGCGTGGACGCACCCCAAGACTGACGAGCCCATCACAGTGAGGCTGGCCGGGCCAATCGAGTACCGCGTCCAGCCGACGAACGCGGACCTTTGGGAAATTGAGTTCGAGGTGGTCGAGGCTTGAAGAACCTGCCGGCAAATCTCGTTCTGGAGAAGCACAAAGTGGCCACGTCGAGCGCGTGGCTGGTGCTGCTGCGCATCGAGTTGACCAATGGCACCAAGTTCCGCCTAGCGCGCAACAACGAGGACGTGGTGCTCAGGCGCGGCACGTTCGCGGCAGACCCGACGCTTTTCCTCAAGCTCAACGACAACGCCAGCAGCGCCACCGTGGCGGACTCGTCCGGCAACGGCAACGACGGGACCGCCCAGCGCTCGACCTCGGCGATGGCGACGCCGGGCAAGATTTCCTCGGCACTGTACTTCGACGGCGACACCGACTACGTGACGGTTCCAACGTCCGCGACCCTCGGCGCCGACTTCTTCAAGGGCGACGAGTGGACCATCGCATTCTGGATGAAGGCGGACCTCTCCGGCGATGCGGACCAGGACATCTTCAGCGGCACCACGTACAATCCGCGAATCCTGCTCAACAGCGCCTATGGTGACCTATTGTTCGGTGCGTATGTCTCGTCCAGTTATGTCACGCTGCTCGGTGCCAGCGGCGCGATTTCTGACACCAACTGGCACCACGTGGTCATAACGGCCGACCCGGACAACTATACGATGTACATCGACGGCGTCCAGGCTGCGCAGGAGGCCTACCAGCAAATCGATGGCGGGGCCACGTCCTACCGGCTCGGCGATTCGGGTTGGGGCGGCGGCTCGATACGAGCATACAAGGGCGCGCTGGACTGCCTGCTCGTGTTCGACCGGACGCTTACGCGCGCCGACATAGACTACCTATATAACGCCGGTCGCGGCACCGAGACGCTGAGCCTGATAAGCGACGATGACTACTCGGACGCCGAGTGCGTCGGGCACTGGAAGCTCAACGACAACGCCGCCAGCACGACGGTATCCGACAGCTCCGGCAACTCCAATAACGGCACGGCCCAGCAGAACACCGCGAACATGAGCCAGCACGGCAAGCTGCACCGGGCACTGTACTTCGACGGGGCCTCGGACTACGTCGCCATTCCGACGAGCACGAGCCTGCCGGCGACGCTGTTTGGCGGCACGAACTGGACAGTGGCCCTCTGGCTCAAGCCGGACCTGGCCGGGGACGACGACCAGGACATATTCGCCACGACGACCTACCTGCCGCGGCTACGGCTCGAGAAGAACACCGGCAATATCACATTCTCCGGCTTTATCGGCGGCGCGCACACGAACCTTCTGACCGCCAGCGGCGCCGTAGCGGACGGCAACTGGCACCACGTGGTCGTCACGTCCGACGGCAGCTACTACCGCATGTACGTGGACGGCGCCGAGGCCGACTCGACGCCCTATGTGCAGCTCGACTCCTCGGGCGCGACCGAATATCGCCTGGGCGATGCCGGCTTTGGCGGCGGCTCGGTCCGCGCCTACAGGGGGCTGCTGGACGACGTGCGAATCTTCACGCGCGCGTGGTCCGCCGCCGAGGTCTCCCACTACTACAACGGCGGCGACGGCACCGAGAGTCTGGGAATCCCGTACATCGCGTTCAACTTCGAGCTCGACCCGATGCGCAGCAGCGGCCGCGACGAGCTGCCCACCCTCGAGCTGCGCGTGGCCAATGTCACGCGCCTGCTCGAGTCTGACCTGCAGGCGCTCGACGGCGGACTCGGCTCGACGGTGAACATTCTCGTGGTCAACTCGGACCTGCTCTACGAGGACTACAGCGAACTCGACATGGAGTTCGAGGTGCTCGCGTGCGACAGCACCGCCAAGTGGATTGTCTTCACGCTGGGCGCGCCGAGCCCGCTGCGCCAGCGGTTCCCGCGCGACACGTTTCTCGCCCTGCACTGCCGGTACGTGGCGAACTTCAAGGGCGCGGAGTGCGGCTACAGCGGCGCCGAGACCAGCTGCGACGGCACGCTGGCCACATGCAGAGAGTACGGCAACTCGGAGCGCTTCGGCGGATTCCCAGGAATGAGGTCGGGAAGTGTGCGCATCGCATGATATGGTGGACTACAGCGACCTGATGGACAAGCCGTTCCGGCTGGGCGCCCGGGGCCCGGACGCCTACGACTGCTGGGGCCTGTGCCTCGAGGTGGGCAGGCGCGCAGGCATCGAGTACCCGGCGGTCTTCACGCCGCCGAGCACGGCCGAGCAGAGCGCCGCCATCGCAAGGACCAGGGACGCCGAGTTCGAGCCAATCGAGCGCCCGGAGCCCTGGTGCATAGCGGCGTTCTATGCGACGCCGCCATTCGTGGACCACTGCGGCATCGTGCTGCCGGACAGGCGCCGGTTCCTGCACATCACGGCGGGCGGGCGCGTGCGGCGCAGCCGCCTCGACTCGCAGTGGGCGACGCAGCGGCTCGCCGGCTTCTATCGGCTACGGGGGGACGCATGCAGATAGTGACCGTGGCCAACCCGTTCGAGCGCCGCGTCCGCGACGTGCGGACCGTGCAATACAAGGGCCAATCGCTCCTCGAGCTGCTGGACGAGCACTTCGCCCAGGTCGAGGAGCAGGCCGGCCTACACTTGCCGCGCGAGGGACTGTACGAGAGGATAGCATTGAGCGTGAACGGGCTCGTCGTCCCCCGCGCGTTCTGGGCGTCCACGCGCCCGCGCGAGGGCGACTGCGTCGTCATCATGCCGGTCGTCGGCAAAAAGAGCGAGACCAAGCAAATCCTGAACGCCGTGGCGATGATAGCCGCGATGGTCGTCGTCGGCCCGGCGGCGCCCGGCATGATAGAGGCGTTCGGCCGCATCGGCGCGTTCGTCCTCGGCACGGCGGCGGTCGTGGGCACCGGCGTGCTGCTCCAGTCGCTCACGCCCAGCCCGAAGCTCCGCAGCGCCGAGCCGGACTGGGACGCCTCGCCGACATACGGCTGGAGCCCGGCCACGGCGCAGCGCCAGGGTCTTGCCATTCCGCGCTTCTACGGGCGCAACAAGCTCTACGGCAACGTCGTGGCCGTGCACACCGAGGTGGACGGCTCGGACGACACGAAGCAGCGGCTCAAGATGCTCGTGGCCCTCGGCGAGGGGCCGGTCGAGGGCGTCGTCGCCGGCAGCATCAAGATAAACGGCCAGCCGGCGGCGAACTTCTCCGACGTTACGACCGAGGAGCGGCGCGGCACGCTGAACCAGACGGCGGTCTCGTTCTTCGACGAGACCAAGCCGGAGTACCGCCCGAACCGCGTCGTCACGAACACCGGCGGCTCCGTGACATATACGACGCCCGATGATGACTTCGACGACCTGGAGATAGAGCTGGGCTTCACGCGCGGCCTGTACTATGCCAACGACCAGGGCGGCCTCTCGTCGCATTCGGTCGGCGTCAAGATAGAGCTCAGCGTGCACGAAGCCGACAGCTGGAGCACGCTGGTCGAGACGACCATCTCGGACGCTACCAACGCGCCGAAGCGGGCCAGCTACCGCACAGGCACGTCGTATCCGGGCGGGAGCTCGCCGACCGTCACGCGGGGCAGCAAGTACGACATCCGCATCACGAAGACGACCAGCGACCAGAGCAGCGCCCGGTACGCCGACGAGCTGCGGCTGCTGGCCGTGCGCGAGGTGCTGGACGACGACTTCGCATATCCCGGCATCGCCCTGCTGGGCGTCTCGGCGCTTGCGACCGACCAGCTGTCCGGCTCGGTTACCGTCTCGTGCGTGCAGGACGGCCGCATCGTCAACACCTACGACGGCTCATCCTGGACGCTCCAGCACAGCGATAACCCGGCCTGGGTTCTCTGGGACATCCTGACCCGGCCGGTCATCAGCGGCGACGGCAGCACCGGCTCGCCCTACGCAATCGAGCGGTACGACGGCATACCCCCCTCGCGGCTCGACTCGGCGGCGTTCTACGAGCTCGCCCAGTTCTGCGACCAGCTCGTGGACAACGGCAAGGGCGGCACGGAGAAGCGAATCACCTTCAATGGCGGCTGGGACGCCGGGACGACCGTGTGGCGCGCCGCGATGGACGTTTGCGCCGTCGCCCGCTGCTCGCTCGTCTGGAACGGGGCGAACCTCACGGTCGCCATCGACAAGGCCGACACACCGGCCCAGATGTTCACCGTGGCCGACATAATCCAGGACTCCTACCGGCAGATGTATATGCCGCAATCGGAGCTCGCCTCCGAGATAGAGGTGCACTACAGGGACGCCGACCAGGACTACGAGCGGATCCCCTTCTCCGTCGTGGAGCCCGCCATCCCCTCGACAGCCTCCCGCATCACGCTCGACCTGGTCGGCGTCACCAAGCAGTCCGAGGCGTGGCGCGCCGCCATGCACCGACTGGCGAAGAACCGCTACCTCAAGAGCACCGTCCAGATAGACGCCGACATCGACGCAATCGCGTGCACCGTCGGCGACGTGGTGTACCTCCAGCACGACGTGCCCGAATGGGGCCAGGCGGCGCGCGTCGCCTCGGCGCCGGACGCAATGACCATCATCGCCGACAAGGACCTGACCTACGAGCCCGGCCAGAGCTATGAGGTCATGCTCCGCAAGCAGGACGGCGCGCTCAACCAGCGTAGCGTATCGAATCTCTACAGCGAGATAACCGGCGTGGATACGTCGGCCAGGACGTTCAGCATCGCCGGCGACTACTCGGCGCACTACAGGGACGGCGACTCGATTCGCGTTGCGAACAGCACCGGCAACGACGGCACCTACACGGTGAGCGGCAACGCCACCGCCGCAACCGGCGAGACGGTCATAACGGTCGTCGAGGACATACCCGACTCGACGGCGGACGGCGGGCTGTTCAACCAGCGCCGTGTGGTGGTGACATTGCCCTTCACAGACGCCGACGGGCTCGCCGAGGCCGCCGCCGAGGACGACATGTTCTATTTCGGGCGGCAGAATATCGACCTCAAGAAGTACCGCGTGCTGCACCTGGCCCGCAGCAGCGAGCAGCGCGTCTCGCTGACGCTCATCGAGTACAATGAGAACGTATACGGGCCGGACGGCCAGACGCCGACGATTCCCGTGGCGGACTACAGCCCGCCCGACTCGGACCTGACGGTGCTCGGCAGGCCCCGGAGCTTCGGCGAGCTGCGCGACCTGGTGCCGTTCAGCACCGTCGCCGGGCCGAAGATAGACGTGCCCCTGACGACGAACCTCGCCTGGTCCGGCTCGACGGCCGGCTCGGTCTACTGGAGTGCCGCCGACGGGACCAACCCGATTCTATTGCGCTACAAGGGTACGACGTACGAAATCACGCCCGGCAACACGGCGAATGCCTACGTCTACTGGGACCTGGCCAGCCCGACGGCGTTCCAGAGCACGAACTCGCTGTCGTCCATCGACGCCAGTGCCGACCAGTGGATTGTGTGCTACAACGACGGCGGGACCCCGAAGATCACAGCCCCGTTCCCGGTCATTAGCGGCGGCATCATCGAGGCCAATACCATCCTGGCCTCGCACATCAACGTCGCGTCGCTGTCGGCCATCTCGGCGGCGCTCGGGACGATAACCAGCGGCTCGATAACGCTGAGCCTCGGCGGCGATACGCGCCTGCGGCTCGACAGCAACGGACTGTACGTGAGCGACGACGCCGGGAGCAACTGGACCGAGGTCATCAAGAACGAAAGCGGCAGTGTAAAGATGTTCGCCGACGTGCTCAAAGCCGGCGAAATAGTCACCGAGAAGCTCGCGGACCTGGGAGTGACCACCGGCAAATTGGCCAATAATGCAGCCACATATACCGCCACATACTGGGCTTCTGGGTCAACGTCGCTGGGAACAGGCTATTCAACGATAGCGTCGGCAACTATTAGTGCAACCAACAAAACAGTTTTCATCCATGTCTCGTGTCGCATAACTACGGCTGCTGCGAGCATTCAGCTTTCCGGCGGTGGGTTGGGCACAGTGGAATGGCAAATGATTTCTGCAGGCCAGTTTTCGGCGGTAATTGGCGATACATCGCCTGGTTCGGGGAATGTAACGTACTACCTGAAGGCTATGCGGGCTAATCCGACGTTTGCGTGTGAGGCGGAGCGGCGTGCGATGTTGATTACTGAGTTTCGCAAATAAGTTCAAGAAATGATGGACACGAGAATGCGCATCATAGCCGCGCTGGCGCTGGCCCTTGCGGCCACGTTGGCGGCGATTGCCCTGAACCGAGGTGGTGGGGCGCCCGCTGCCGCCGAGCGGCGCTACGCGCTGGTGCGCGACGCCGACGGTTCAGCTGTCGTCGTGGACCTCCAAAGTGCCACGAGCCGGGTGGTGCGTCGGCAGTATTCGGACAAGCCGCTGGTGCTCGCCGAAGACCAGTGGAGCGCAGGCCATGGCTGGAGCAGATAAGGAAATCTACGTCGTCGGCTGCGGGCCGTCGCTGAGGGACTTCGACTGGCGGGTTCTCGCCGGCAGGACCACGATTGCTGTCAACGGCGCCTTGCGCGACGTGCCCGGGCCGAGCTTCTTCATTACCGGCGACAGTGGCTTCGCGGTCTCGGCCGCACAGAACGACTTCTGGGGCGTTGAGACGCGCAAGGTGCTCGTCATGCGCGAGGACCACCGCTATTGGCCGCGCGTCCGGCCGTACGCGCCCAAGTACGACCATCGAATCAGGCCGGCGCGGTTCGACGGCGAAATCGGACTGAGCGAGGCGGACTTCGCCACCGGGCGCAACAGCGGCTTCTGCGGAATGCAGTACGCCGCCATTCTCGGCGCGCGCGTGATACATCTGTTGGGCATGGACTTCGCCGACGGAGGCAGCCCGTCGCTCAACTATCACGGCCGTTACCGCTCCAACGGCTCGCGCTGGATCGAGTTCTTCGACAACTTCATCGTCGGCATTCATCGGCTCCAGCGCTGCGGCGTCCGCGTCGTCAACCACAGCCCGATAAGCAGGCTCAACGAAATCCTGGAGTGCGAGGAAATCTAAATGGCGACGATGCCGATGATAGTGTCGCACTACACCATCGGGACCGGCTATGAGCAGGAGGTGCGCAACCTGCGCGAGTCGCTGCTCGCGCTGGGACTGGACCACGATATAGAGCCGGTCGCCTCGCTCGGCTCGTGGCGAGCCAACAGCAACTACTGCGCCGCCCAAGTGCGGAAAATGCTGGACAAATGGTCGCCGCGGCCCGTGCTCCGCGTGGATGCCGACGCGGTGTTCCGCAGCAGGCCGGACATCTTCGTCTCGCCCGGCTTCGACGGCGTGGACGTTGCCGCGTGCATCTGGGACAACTCGCGCCTGCGGCCGGCCGGGGAGCTGCTCGGCGGCACGCTGTACTTCGCCAATAGCCCCGCCGCCCGCCGACTCGTGGCCGAGTGGGTAGCCGAGTGCGCACGGAAGCCCACGCGGCGCAACGGCGACCTGCTCCAGGACATCCTCGGAAGGCACAAGGACGACATCGTCTTCAGGCGGCTGCCGCTCGCCTACTGCAAGATATTCGACCGCATGCCCGGCGACATCGTGCCCGTCATAGAGCACTTTCAGGCGTCGCGGCGCTTCAAGCGGCAGGTGAACGCAGGGGGAGGCCGCTGATGCATTGGACGTTCATGGCATATCACCGCGCCGACGATAACATGCTGGAGACCTGCGTGCACAGCCTGCGCCGCGCGAACGGCCGGGCCGGCATCGTCATAGCCACGGACGGCGTGCCCGAGGGCGTCGAACGCAGCCTCGCGGAGGAGTGCGGCGTCCGCTGGGTGCACGTGCCCGCCGAGCAGATGCATAGGCGCCGCGCCACGTGCAAGATAGAGGCGCTGCGCGCCTTCGTCGCCGGGCTGCCGGATGGCGACATCGTCCTGGTCTCGGACGTGGACGTGTACTTCCGGGGCGACCCGTTCGTGCCCGCCTCGTCGAGCCCGGAGATGCATCTGGCCGTGACGACGCGCGGATACGACTACCCGTTCCCCATCAATGGCGGGGTCTTCTATCTGAGGCTCGTCCCGCCGACCCGCGCCTGGCTGGACTGGCACCTCCAGGAAATCTACCGGCCGGCCTGGCCGCCCTACGTCCAGCACCGCAAGCGGTTCAACCACGAGCGGTACGGCCTGGACTGGTCGGTCGGCCAGGACTTTCTGGTGGTTACGTGGCAGCGGCGCGAGGAGCTCCTGAAGGAGCGGGGGCTGCGGGTCGTGGACTTCGGGCCGCGATATAACTACTGCCCGCCTACGGACGTGCACGGCCCCGCTGCCTTCGATATGGTCTGGGCCGCGCTCGAGGACGGCAGCGACGTAGTCGTCGTGCACCTCAAATCCGGCCTGAAGAAGATGATTTACGACAGCCGGTTCCCGCACGCGATAATCCGGCATCCGAAAGGGAGGCTCTCATGGCTTTGAAGCGAGCCGTCATCGTCGCCAGCTTCGGCGACAGGGACCGGCAAATACACGAGACCATAACGAACCTCATGGAGTACTGCGACCTGCCCATCCACCTGGTCACGGACCGCACGAGACAAGCGCCCCGGGACCGGGTCGTCCAGCGGGTGCTCCAGCCCGGCGAGCTGCGCTGGCGCGAGCACCGGCGCTGGGGGGTGCGCAACGCCAACATCTGGCTGGCCCGCGCAGCGCTCGAGGCGACGGACTATTCCTCGGTAATGTGCCTGAACGACGACATGCGCATAGTGCACCACGGCTTCCTGGACGGCTTCGCGCTCGCCGAGAAGTTCGGCGTCTGCGTGCCGTCCAACCCGCGAATCTATGTCCGTTATAACGCCATGGGCGCGGACGCCACGGACGCCGACCTGGAGCGGGCGATGCGGACCGCGCCATACGCGCCGGCCTGCAACGTGAGCCCGCTATTCGCGTCGCAGCTGCCGGCAGCCAGGACGCTGCTGCAAGCCTATCTGGACGAGCTGGAGACCTGTATGCGCGGGACCCTGGCGATATGGTTCGCCTCGTGGAGAACGGGCATTACGCCCGTGTACCTGCCGGAGTTCTGGTGCGTCTGCGAGGGCAACGCCAGGCACATCCGCGACTACCGGAAGAGGCTGCGGGGCAAGACGCACGACATTCCGCCCATGATGCTGCACGTCGGGCAGAAGGGCGTGCGGGAGGTATTCGATGCTTGACGAGGCCGAGTTGAGCAGGCGCATCGAGGCCGCCGGCCGCATCCGCCGATGGTATCAGGCGGTGCCCTACGGCGACGTTAAATACGGACATCACTTCGACGACGGCCGGACGAACCCGCGCTCCTACGGCGACGGCCGTTGGGCGCACTACATTCGACCCGCGATAGCCCGCATAGAGGCGGAGCTCGACCCGCCCCGTTCGGCGCTCTGCGAGGTCGGCTGCAGCGCCGGGCTGTTCCTGCTGCGGGCCTGGGAGCAGTTCGGGTTCCGCCGGCTCATCGGCGTCGAGGCCGGGCGCGGTGCCTATGAGCAGCTGCGCATCACCGCGGACTACTACGACGCGATGCCCCTGCGGACGCATCTGAACCGCGTCGGCCGGGCCGAGCCGAACATCGCGGACGACCGGGTTCCGCCCCTGGACTTGGAGCGCTTCCCTATCGTGGACTTGACCCTGCTGAGCTGCGTGCACTATCACATGCAGGAGCAGGACCTGCGCGAATACCTCCGCGCCCTGAGTAGAAAGAGCCTGTTCCTGCTCGTCGTCACCGACGAAAACGCCGGCCATGTGACGCGCCCGGACGCGAAATTCGCGGCCGAGCTGGCGCAGAGCACCGGCCGCTGGCAGCTCGTCGCCGAGGACAAGACGCCCGCCGAGTGGCTGCGACCCCCACAGAAGCCGCCCTGCAAGGACCTCACGGCATTGACATTCCGCAGCGCCAAACTGCGGCGCCTGCCGACAGAGGAGTGCTTCGAGCAGCAAATCGCCAACAGCGCCGTGAACAGGCGATTCTATACGAGGGTGTTCCCCGCGTTCATCGACGGCGTGCTGGCAGGCCGAATCAAGGCCGACGGCCTCAAGGGGACGCAGGTCTACAGGTGCCAAACGTGCGGCGGGGGCCGCTGCGACATCGGGGCCGAAGACGGGCAGCCGCCCTGCGAGACTACGGCCTGGCCGCCGGATGTTGCAGTGGAGCGGACGATGTCGTATTATCAGATGGTGCACTCGATGCACGACCACGGCCAAGAGCAGCCGATTAGGCTGCTCACATCCGCCAAGGCGAGCGACCCCTGGGACGGGCACCACCGCGTCGGCGTGGCGCATCATCTGGGGCTGCCATACGTGTACGGAGCGTGAAGCGATGTTCGGACCGAACGTAGTCGCCGACGGCACTGGCGCCTGCTACCATCACCGGGAGCCGGCGTTCCACCGGCTGCTCGATTCGCTCGAGCGCGAGATGGCCGAGAGGTTCGGACTGGACGACTACCGGTTCCTGTTCGTGGCCGGCAGCGGCACGACAGCGAACGAGGCGGTCATCCACAGCTGGCGGCACCGGTTCCGATACCTGTTCGCCGACGCCGAGTTCGGGGTCCGGTTGCGGCGCATCGGCGAGGCGCATCCGAGGCCGGCCGCGCAGCCAAAGGAGCGGTTCGTAGCCTATCCGTACTATGAGACGAGCATCTCCCGCGTGAACCGCTGGACGCAGCCGGACGAGACCGAGGCGTGCCTCGTCGATATGGTCTCGGCGTTCCCCTACTATCGGCCGCCGGCCGGCACCGCCGTCTGGACGACGGTGAGCTCCAAGCAGCTGGGAGCGTACCCGGTGGTCGGCATAATCGCGGTGCACAGAGCCGCCGACATCGACGCCTACGTGCACGAGTCGCCGGCGCAGGGCTCGGCCCTGAGCCTGAGCAGCTATCTGCGGTTTGCCGCCCGGCATGAGACGCCGACCACGCCGCCCATTTTCCTGCTGCGCGACCTGCTCGAGCGCCTACAGCGGCTCGACCCGGCCGAACTGCGGACCAGGATAGACCAACGACGGCGCATCATCGAGCAGCTCGTGCCGCCCGAGGCCATGGTGGGCGAAGGCCCCGTCGTCACCCTGAAGCCGCTGCCGCCAATCACGGCAATAGCCGCGGCGTTCCGCCTGTATCGCGGCGCCTATGGCTACCAGATATTCTTGTGGTCCGGCACCGACGCCGATTACGAGATGCTCTACGATTCATTGGAGAAATGCCATGCCAAACCTTGACGACTGGACGCGCGAGGCCGACCAGCCCCGCGTACTCTGCGCGATGGCCAAGGGCGTGAGATGGCGCATCTATGAGCTCGAGCAGTGCCAGAGGCACCTCGGGCTCACCAGGGACATACCGCCCGAGAGCGTCACCCGGCTCAACGTGAGCCGCCCCGACGCCAGGATAATCTTCTGGAAGCTGCACACCGAGTCCACGACACCGGCGCAGCTCCAGGTCTGCACGCGGGCGGCCGACCGGCTGCCGCAGGTCCGGCACATAAACGACCCGCGCGGCTGGATGGCCTGCCACGCCAAGGAGGTCGCCTTCGCCATCTGGCAGCGGCACGACATACCCTGCCCCCAGTGGTTCGAGTTCCGCGACGAGCGGAGCTTCAATGCGAACCAGTCGTTCGACTTCCCGATGCTGGTGCGCATAAACAACAGCACGGGCGGGCGCTTCTCCTGGCTCGTCCGGTCGTTCGACGAGGTGCGCGGGCGCCTGCCGGCGCTCAGGCAGGGGATGGCCTACCATCACGACGGCTTTCCGAGCATCGGCGTCGGTCGCAAGATAATCGCCGTGCAGTACGTTCCGACCGAGCGGCCGGAGGGCGTGAACCTGAGCTTCCGCATCATCGTCGCCGGCAACCGCGTAGTGACGGGCTACGCCCGCATCGGTCCGGCCCGCGACTGGATTGCCATCACGAACAGGTTCGAGCCGTGGATGGAGGAGCCCTTCATCGCATATCAGCGGCTCTGCCAGCAGTTCTGCGAGCAGAACGAGCAGCTCGTCGTCAAGGCCGTCAAGGTGCTCGGGCTTAACTTTCAGGGTGTTGACGTGATTCTGGACCGGCAGAACCGCCCGTACTTCCTGGAGGTTCAGCCCGGCTTCTCTGTGGGCTACGCCGACCGCAAGGCGTGGCACCCGCCGTTCTACAACCCGACGCGCCCGGCATCGCTCGTGAAGTTCCTCATCGCGAACCGGGACCGAATCAAGGCCGAGGCGCCGCTCTACCACGACTACTGGCTTGACAAGCACGCCATGTTCGACCGGGCGTTCCGCGCCCTCGCGGAGGTGCTCTGAAATGCCCGCGGAAGCCCGCTACGTCGGCTGCGACATCGACAGCACCATGTGCGACCACTGGCGCCGGATTCGGCGGCACACGCTGCCGAGTTGGCCGGGCACGTCCATAGCGCCTACCGCCTGGTCGCGGGACGAGGTGCTCAAAGACAGGTTGCTGCCGTACTGCCTGGGCGTGCTGCGCAGCATCAAGGGCCTCGGCCTGCGAATCCGCTACGTGACGGCGCGCGGCTGGAAGGACGCCCACGAAGTCACTATCGAGCAGCTGCGTCGCTGGGGCGTGCCGGATGCCGACGACGTGATACTCGTGCCGAGGCTGGCCGAGAAGGTGGGGCTGCTGGAACCGAGCGTCTATCGCTTCTACATCGACGACTTCACGACCGGGCAGGAGAGCAACATAGGGACGTTCCACGCCGAGGTCGCCCATGCCATTCAGGCCAAGGGCGTAAGGGTCATGGTCTTCCGCGGCGACTGGCGGGATATCTGGGAGCAAATCCAGCTCTACGAGGCGCGAGACAGATGAGAGTGCTGATGCTGATGGCACATCCTGACGACGAGACAATCTTCGGCTGGCCGATTCTCCAGAGAGGCGCCGACTATGAGGCTTCCGTCCTTGTGCTCGCCGACAACTCGGGCAAGCGGGGCGAAGGCCCGATACGCGCGTTGCACGAGGTCTGCCGGCGCAACAACGCATATCTCATCGACCTGCCGCGGCTGGACAACAACTTCTACCGCCTGCCGCCACGATATGCCGGGTTCTGTCTACCGGACGCCGTGGCAATGTTCCGGGCCAACATCGAGAAGGCGCTGGCGCTGAGCCGGGCCGAGGCCGTGTTCTCGCATAACTTCGTCGGCGAATACGGCCACGGCGACCATCGCATGGCCTGCGCGCTCGCGTCCGAGCTCGACGTGCCTATTCTGATGACGGACATTTGCCTGGCCAACCGCTGCCATCTGTCGCGCGATTCCATGCCGCCGTTGCTGCTCCGCCGCATCTACAGGCCGGCCAACATCATTGCCGACTGCTCGCTCGACCGGGCCTGGTATGGCGAAATGCGGCGGGTCTACGAGCGGCACAAAGCCTGGTCATGGGGTGGGCACCAGCCGGTGACGACCTGCAGGCTCTTCCGTCTCTGAGGCCCTGTCACCTGATGCCGACCCGCCTGAAAATCGCGGCCGAGTAGATTACGTCCGCCAGGTACTTGCGGGCGCGCTGCTCGAGCAACGCCCGCTTGACGCTGCGCCCAGGCGGACGAGAGATGACCAGAACCAGCCGCTCGCCGGGGTAGTCCAGCGACATCTGCCGGAACTTGTACACGTCCTTCTGCCGCAGCGCCGTCTTGACCTCGTGCCACTCGACCGACGCGTCCGGCTTGACGATGCGGAAGTCCGGCGTATAGACGCCCCGCTTACGATAGCGCTCCCGGAAGACGAACTGCCGCGGCTCGTACTGCCACTGGCGTATCTCGCCGCAGCGGCGCAGCATCTCCAGCCACGTGGCCCACTTGCGTTCTTCCTTGCTGCGGAAGGTCACGCCGAAGGCCGACTGCGGCTGATTGTGCCACTCGTATTCAATTCGCCGAGTTGCCATCTTCTGCGTCGGTGAACTGGAAATCTCCGACCTTCCCGCTCGCTATCAGCAGCAGCAAATCCGCCATACCACAGGCGTAGTGGAGAAGCGCCTTACGGCCCCCTCCATGCTTGCGAAGATACTCGTAGCCCGGCGCATTGCTTTCTGCGGCCTCTTTCACGAGGGCAATTGAGGCCCCCGCCAATATCTCGTCCATAGGCCCTGTAAAGTTATACCACTGTGATGTCATTGTGTGCTCCTTGTTTCCGGTTCATGCTCGTCTCCCTGCAAGAGGCTGTCCGCGATTGCCGCCGGTACGCGCGTCGGGTCGAGCCCCATCTCACGCAGGCGCCGCTCGACCTCGCGTATGCGGCGGGTGTGCGCCCGCAGCAGCGCCTCGCGCCGCGGGTCGTCCGGGCGCGGCACGTATCTGGCGCGGGTGCGGACCTTCTCGACCGTCCTGAGGCGAAAGTCGTATCGCATCATAGGCTCCGTCCTGGGCGCAGCGCCCGCACTTAGTCCGAGGAACGCGCCGGCGGCGATACGGCGCGGAGCGCCGCCATAAAGCGCCGCCCGTAGGTCTCCGTGGCGCGCTTGCGCCAGCCGTCCGGGCCACCGTTGTGTATTCGCGCCATGTCCTCCGCGGTCGGCTCCCTGCCGAGCCGCTTCCTGGTGGCGTAGTGCCGCAGGTAGATGCGCACCATCTCCTCGGCGCGCCTCGTGTCCCAGCGGTCATCCAGGCTGAACGCCTGGCGGCCGAGTATGCGGTTGACATCCCGCACGTAAATCGGCCGTATCTGGTACAGCCCGGCGGCGTCCTCACCCGCGTTGTAGGCCGCGGTGTCGCCGCCCGACTCGACCTGGGCCAGCGCGGCGAAGAACGCAGCGTCCGCGCCCTGCGGCTCTCTGGCGTCCGGCTGCACCATTGCTTTGTCTGCGGCCGACTGCCCGCGCGCCGGCGGCGATTCGCCCATGCCCCGTATGGCCCAGCCGACATAACCCGCCAGCAGGCATATCATCGTCCACATGAGCGTGCTGCCGACGATAGCCACGGCGTCCGCGCCGCCTACGGCGTCTATCGTTGTTTGTTTGCGCATTCTCGTCATTGTGTGCTCCTTGTTTCTATTCCGGCACGTGATGTCTGGTCGTTCCCACCGTGCTGCTGGCGGGGTCCACAGTGAAAATCGGCTCGCTCGGCCGGTCCTGCCCCGGCTGGATAGTCGCGGATGATTCGTAGTGCACGTACTCATCATCGACTCGCACAATGGACTTCCGGCGGCATACGCTATCCCATAGCCGTTCTCTGGCGCGTCATCTCGCCACGCTGCGAGCGAGCCTTAATTCTTGCCTTTGCCTTCATCTTGTTTCGGGTACTCTCTTCTCCTGGCCCACAGAGGCCACTCTTCTGGATTCTTACTCACGCGCCAGTTGACTTCCAACTGCTTGACGAACACAGGCACATCCCGCTCGTCGGCCTGGTGAATCAGTGATTCGACCCACTCGCCTTTGCAGGGTCGTCGCCCCGGTCCGCTCTCGCAGCCGATGATAATCCAATCGAGTGATTGCCATTGCTCCGGCGAAAGCTCGACCGGGCCAAGCAGCGGCTCGAACGAGACGAACCGCACCTGCGCAGGAACCCGTGCCAGCAGTTTTATCCTCGCGTTGGCCGAGGTTTGGTCCTCGCAAGTGACGCCGAACCATAAGTACCGGGGCAACTCCGCGTCCGGCGGCCCGTCTTCATTCATCCATTCGTAGAACTCCAACAGGCGCTTTGGCCGCTTCGTGAGGAACTGGAAGATGCTCCCCGTCCGCCCGGCACACTTGGCCGCTGCATCAAAGACCCTGGCTATGATTCCGAAGGGAACATTCTCGTGAAAGAGGTCGCCCATCGAGCAGACGAACACGCGCCGCGGCGTCTTCCAGCGCCGAGGGGCGTCCAACTCATACACATCCGCGTAGGCGGGCTTGCCGCTCCATCGACCGTCAGGGCCGATTGCGCCCTGGTACTTTTCGAGACCCATCGCCTTGAGCCGCCGGGCGAATCGCTCGGCGTAGCAGTTATCGCAGCCGGCGCTCACCTTCGAGCACCCGACAACCGGATTCCACACGAAATGAGTCCACTCAATCTTCGTCTTGTTCATCTGCTTCCCTTTCGTTCGAGAATAAGCAGGCCTCCTTTTGTAAAACCACAGCGGTTCCATCCCGCGCAAAGGAAACAATACCCCGGATTCCGAGACGCCACAGCCGACGCCCGAACGTAAGTGTAGTGCCTTTGACCAGGCCAGCAGAAATCAGCAATGGCGTCTGCCTCTCGGATAAGGTCCGAGGACAATACTGGCGATTCGTTACGGAAAACTGCACAATTTACACCTTTCTGTCCTGATTTATCAATGAACATTCTCCAGACGAACAGTGCATTTCGCTTCGGCGTCGTGAGCACGATATGTTCGCCTGGGCCAACGAACTTTTTAGGGCGCCTTCCGTCAGCATATTTGTGGCAAGAATAATGGCGCTCATACATCGCACGCAATTCCGGTTCAGCGTCTTGCCCAACAATCCAGTGCGCCACTGCTAAGTTATCTCCTCGCTCTGCCAGCCCATCTCGACGAATATCTTCGCCAACAGAAAGGTGTCTCATCAGCCAGCCACACGACTAACTCTTCGCAGCCCGCCTCCCACATCGTCCTCGTACACGTCCGGCCACCGAGCTTGTGCCCGGACCACCAGTATAGTATGCCGCTGCGACCGAGGGCCTCGGCAAGAGGACGCAACGAGAAACCCTTCTTCGGGCTACGCGGATTCTCTCGCACATCTACCACTGCCTTCACGCCCTTGGCCTCGAGCGCACGGATAAAGTTCTCGACCGTCTGAAAGTTCAGATAGCCGACTGTGAAGATTATCTTACGGTTCGCCATCTTTCGCGTCCTCAGTCTCGGATTGGCAATGTTCCCGTACGGCCTCGATAGCCTTGTCCAGAAGCTCGAGCAAGGCTTTACTATCGACTACGGCGCCGAACAATTCGACGCCCACGGTAATCCGCATTCGGCCCCAGTTATCGACCGTAATCGTCTTCCAAGTCTCGGCTTGATATTCGCCGTTCATACCTTCGGTAAAGCGGGCCATCATTGACGTATCTCGCAAACTTTACCGGTCATCGAGGTTTGCCCCCGGACAAATAGCGATTATCTGTCTATCTGTGGCAACTAACTTGTCTTTGTCGATAATAATACGGCCCCAAACCTTTACCTTCGTAAGCACCACATCACAGGCGCTCGGCCTGTATTTGCGAGCATCCTCAGGACTCAAACTCGCGTGCAAACCATATTCGCACAGAGCTATCTCGTCCTCGTGCAAATGCTCGCCTATGGCGGTTACCCTCTCAGTGCGCAACAACAATTGGCCGGCTGCATTACGCCGAACATAATGATATGCAGTCCACGCATCCTGCCGGCCAAGTATGATGTATTCTTGGCCATAGCCATAGCCATAGCCATAGCCATAGCCGTCGCCATAGCCGTCGCCAGAGCCAGAGCCATCACCAGAGCCATAGCCATAGCCAGAGCCAGAGCCGTCGCTATTTAGTCCCACGGTTGTTCTCGCCATTTTTCTGCTGCCTCCTGAGTGGTATCCATTACAGCTGTAACCCCATTCAGTCTAATCCTGGGCACAATAGGAGTAATGCGGGACCCCTTTTGCGGCCCAATGCTCGCAAGGCCCAAGACTCCGCGCGTCTCAGCCGACCAATACACAGCCATTTGAGCGTCCTTCAGTATGGCCGTGCTCTCATCCTCGCTGACCAACTCCCCGAAAAACACCCCGCGCCGGTCCTTATCCGTCGTGACCACCACCAATCTTTTCTCGCTCATCATTTTCTCCTTTCTGTCTGCAACAATGATTCGTCACTATCAACTCTCAAGCAAAAAATCCCGCCTCTGCCACATACTCGCGGCATACATGCGGCCTCGTCTCATATATCGAACACTCGTTATTCTCGGTCAAGAATGGGCACGGTGTCGGCAATAGATATTGAGTTCCGCCCTTCATTCGGCGAACCACAGTCCGCAAGCGCGGTTCTCGGCGCAAGTCCGCGTCGGTCAACGTATCGATAATCGCCTCGCGGCAGCACCTACCGCAGCGTCGGCAACCTGCGCTCGCTCTCGCTTGCATCATAACCTCCAAGGCCGCTTCATACGTCGCGCCATAGCGTGCACGACAAACAGTGCGGCGAAATGAACAGCCGCTCCCTGCGACGGTTCTTCTTGCCCTGCGTTTCTTGCTGCTGGCGCGCGGTGTGCGCATATCCCCCGGACGCAGTCCAACGCTCTACACGCCAACCGGTTTCGATAAGGGCTTCGTGCTCGCCCTCGTAACCGGCCACCACTATCCTATATGTTGGCCTGCGGCCACGCTCCAACGCCCATTCGCAGACCTTCTCGGCGACCGTCGTATCCTCGACGTGATAGACATTCTGGTCCCGGTCCTCGACGGCATAAGGCGGGTCAAAGAACACACCGCAAGTGCCCTTATCGTCCTGCCAGTCCCCGCCGCAAACACGACTCCAATCGCCGCAAACAACCCGTACCCGGCGCAGCCGCTCCGAAAGAACCTTCATCCACTCGTAAATCGCCCCGACAACCCCCAACTTGTGGACGCCCATGCCTGCGCCCGCCAAATATGGCACTGCATTCGGGCGTGTCAATCCAGCAGCTATCCAACAGCTTGCTGCCCAGACCCAGTACCCGGCCAGCTTCGCGTCGTACCATTCGGGGTCCGCTACCAGATTCTCCAGGAGACGCGACTCGTTCGCCAGCAGAACTCTCCGCCGGGCCATCAAGTCCGCGTGGTTCACCGGCCAGGCACACCACTTGGCTACTTCGTCCGGGGCGAACTGTATCGCACGCCAGACGTTCGCCACGAATCCATCCTTGTCGCAGACGGTCTCGATGTGCCGCCCAGGGTCATAGCCTGGACGCGCCAGCAGAACAGCGCCGGAGCCGAAGAACGGCTCGATATAGTGCTTTACGTCGCCGAGATATTCCCAGACGAGCCGGGCTATCCGAGCCTTGCCGCCGAAATATGGGAATGGAGCCTGTAGGTAGTTCATCATCCCCCCTCGTATCCCCTTGCTCTGCCAGCTTGTCGCCATCTTCGTCATTGTTCGTGTCCATATCTTTGCACGACCGCCTCGAACGCGGCGTCACCAAGCTCCTTTGCCTTCGCGCGCAGCGCCCGCGTCCTGCCATACGTCACCATCTCTATCGTGCCATACGCCTCGTCAATGGCCAGGACGATAATCTCGTCCTTGTTGCCCCACCGCCGGGCAAGCTCGCGGCAATCGGCCACCTTCGGCTTCGGATTCCACGCCATCGCTCAATCCCCTGGAAAGCCTGGACGTATCTCGCCATTGTTCTCGCGGCCCTTGACCAGCCGTGCCCGCATCTCGGCCTGAAATAGCTCCAGCTTCACTGTTTCGAGCACTCCAAGCAGCTCCGCATCGAGCGAAGCAACAGGCAGGCGCATCACCCTGCGCTCGGTCCGAAACGCCTGGCACAAGAGCGCAATCGTGTAGCTCAGCGACTCAATATTGTGGACCGCCTCCTGAATGTCTATCAGGCTGCGCCCTCGAAACCCGCACACAATTCGCTCTCTGTCATCTCGGTCAACATACATTTTTCGCTCCTTTCCGTTTTG